CGCTCGGGATCCCGAGGACCACGGGCCAGCTGTGCGTGCGTGTGTGTGTGGTCGATCGGTGGTGGATCCGTGTGTGTGTGCGTGGTGTGTGTGTGCGTGTGTGTGTGATAGGTGCGTGATTGTGTGTGGTGTGGTGGGCCAGCTGCCCAGGATCCTGTCGGACACAATGCCGAGCGATTGACCGACGGACCGAGTCGAGATCCCGAACCACGACCCCCCGCCGCGTTGCATAACTTCAATAAATATCCCCATCCAACCAGATACAAAAAACGGGTGTTAAGCTAGGTAAACCGGACAAATCGACCGACAAACGGACAAATCGACCGACAAATCGCGAGCTAGGAGTCCCAAAGTAGGAGTCCCGAAAAAAAATACGCAAAAAAATTAAGGTCTTGCTTATTTGGCCCTTATTTAGCCCTAATTCTTCCTAGAATGCTGTAGATGGATTCTAAGCCCTGAAAAGGGAGGTTCTTCGTGAGAGTATTGGTTATCGGAGATACGCATGCTCCGTGTATGGACGTGCGTTACATTAAGTTCTTGTCGGATTTGCACGACCAGTGGAATATCAACAGAATCGTGCATATTGGGGATTTGGTGGACAATGCCGCTATCTCTTATCACCCTAAATCGCCCAGTTTACGGGATAGTGAACGCGAGTTCTCTTTGGCGATGGATCAGGTTCAGATGCTTTACCGGCTGTTTCCGACGAAGGTTGACTGGCTAGTTGGGAACCATGATGCGTTGACAGAGCGGAATATGGCCGATTGTGGGCTTCCGAGGTCTGCTTTGATGGATTACACGGAGCTTTGGGAGATTCCTAAGTGGGTGGCTCACCCGAGGTTTACGGATCTTGAGATTGACGGGGTGATTTACCGGCATGGAGACAAGGGTAAAGGTGGTGCTATGCCAGCTTATTCCAATGCCCAGTCAGAGTTCTGTTCGGTTGTTCAGGGCCATTACCACGCCGTAGGGGGCGTTATGTACGGTGCGAACAACAAGGCTAGGTATTTTGGTGGTCAGACGGGTTGCGGGATTAACATTTCGGCAGCTGCTTTTGACTACGGTAAGAAGTTTAGCAAGAGGCCGGTTCTTGGCGCAATGGTGGTAATTGACGGCAATCCGTTCTTTGAGCCAATGTGCATTTAGGTTATAACTTGTTAAGGGGAACCTTATTTGCACCTTAACAGGAGATTAAAATGGAAGTTTATCTTGGAAAAGTCGTTCTTTACAATCCGCAAGGCGGAATGCGTTATTACGGACATAAGCTGGTTTCAATCATTACCCGTGTTTTTGATGATGGACGTGTTAATTTGGCAATATTTGAGCCAAACGGAGACATTGTGTCACATCCACAAAACAGGATTTCTACAGACCAGCTAGATGACGTTTATCAAGAAAGTCCCAATCCAAGGGCTTTAGTGCCGCAAGTTTCAAATAATGAAAGCTTTGGAATCCCGCCAATGGGGCAGGCTCCGAACATTCCTTTTGATAAATCAGAGTTGCCGGCTGGAGCGAGAGTGGTCGAGCATCGACCTGCGACTCCAGCGGAAGTCGAAGCTGCGAAAGCAGGGATTGGAGTGCCGAAAGTGAAGAGTCCTAAAAAGCCCGTAAAAAAGCCTGTAAAGAAGCCACGCAAGCCTAAGTCAGGCTACTAATGTCTTCTGAACCAAAGGAAAAGAAAGCCGATGTGCGGGCTGCGATCGAGTGGGCATGGTTGAATTACGACCGGTGCGTGATTCGCGATGAACGCAATATTGCGACCGCCATCGACTTTGATAAGGCTACAGACGATCCACCAGAAGGTGGCAAGCAGTTTCTGGATCTGGCTTTTACAAACAAGGTTGCTTTTTACAAGGACTTTGTTTTAAAGGGCCTGGGAACTGACATTGACGAAGATGACGAAATTGTTATCAAAGAGAAGAAGAGTATTGCTGAACTAAAGGAATTACTTAAGAAATTTGAGGAAGGAACGAAATGACTTACGATCCAATAGTTGATGAGATTAAGAGCTGGTGCATTGAGCATCGAAAAATTGGTGGCGATCTAATCCTTGAAAGCATGTCTGATGAGGAAATTGCGGACTTGGGAAGTTTGCCGGAAGCTGTGAAGTGGATTGAATTAAGGCTAGAGATTGCGTTAAACAGCCGGTTTGGTCTTGATACTGATCCCGAGCTGTTGCGTTGGCAAGAGTTTCAGGAATGGCTTGCGCACTGTGTCCCATCCCTAGTTGACGATGCCGAGCTGCATTGGTAAAAAGAGTGCCTGTTCGAGAGACGTAAGAACAAAAAAACAAAACACTGCCTAGTGAACCTCACCCTTCGACCGAAGGACCCAACGTCTCTTGGATACTAGGCAGTGTTTTTTTGGCTTATTCTGGTTGTTCCCAGTTGCCTAAACAAAATCCAAGGACATTCACGTAGCGTATAAGGCTCCAGAGGAAGGCATCGCGACCATCCCGCACCCAAAGAACTACGAAAAACCCGACAATGAACAGGGGTCACGCCCGTCGCGTTTACAAGGTTGTATTTATTAGATTACGGAAATACAGCGTCCCTTGGTGTGGATTTTATCCACACATACTCTTTAGGAGTCCTATGTTTTCATTTACGGTTTTTTAGGAAGGACGGACGATGAGCGAGCGAGACACGCCAAACCACGATCTATTGCACGAGATCCTATTGGAAGAAGAATTTGAAGGTATCCATTGTTTGGTTATGGAAGAGTTTGACGATGCACTTTTGGGGTACTATTTTGCTGAATCAGAGGAAGATGGGCGTTATGCGCGTGCAGTTTATTCCCGAGAGTTAATTATAGATTGCCTAGTGGCTCAAAGTGATTTTATGGATGAGCCTGCTGCTGAAGAGTATTTTGAGTACAACATCATGCGTTCAGTAATTTACACTCCTAAAACGCCCTTAATTATCGAGGACATTATGTATCGCAGGACTCTTTATGTAGTAACTGAAAATCCAGTTGAGACAGCCGCCGGTGATCATCCCTGCGATCCGACAAAAGGGGATCACTGCTGTGACTCATAGAAAAGCGTTTAATCCAAAGAAAAACAGGTTTAAGCAAGAGAAACCGGCGACTTACATACCAAAACAGTCGGAAATCTGGCAACAAGCTCATGAAATTAGGAAAAAACGTGAACGAGAGAATCCAGGTTTACCCAGGCTTCCTCCAAACTATGGCCTTCGCCCAGGCTACGAGCTGGATAGCATTGAATAAAAGGAATTAGTTTATACAATTCGTGAATGGTGATTCGTTCCCACCATTTGGGTTTTGGGCAGGCAGTGCGACTTTAGGTGTGGTCTGCTGCCTGCCGTTTTTTTAGTTAGGGCAGACATGTATCGTTTCATTGCAGTTGTAGTGCTTTCTGTTTCGTTAATGGCAGGATGCAGAACAGGAGAAGTGAGTCAAGAAGACACGACCGAAGCTGTTTTAGAGTTCGACGGCTTGTCGCAAGACTGCTTTGATACTTCTGTTAGGATCCGCAGCCGCAATTCAATTGGATCCGCTTCTGCGGTTCGTTATCTCAAGATAGTTGATTCATCTGTAACCCAAGTCGAAAGCCCTCTTGTTGCGACCCATGTAGAGTTTGAAACTAATCGCCATGTGGCTGGAGATCGTGGGGATCGACACGTAGTAGATGTTTGGTACGAAGGAAAATTGGTTTCCAGCGTTGATTGCCGAACAGACGATTCTTGGTTTCAATCTGGCGTTTCTAAAGACATTGCAACAATTATTGTTTCTCTTGAATCTCTGGGCGGTGCAGTACCTGTTGTGCCATCAGCTCCATACGGAGAGGCCGACATTCAAGTCGGGGAAAAGATATTTACAGTTGGCTGCTCAGACGGTCGAGTCCCGCGTGCCAGATGCGGTTCAGTGTTAAAGGTGGCTGACGGTTTAATTTATTATTTGCCAAAATCAATATCAGGCGATTCAGGTTCGGCTGTTTTCAAATATTCAAGTCAAAGAGACGCTTGGGAAGTGATTGGCAGAACAGCGTGGGCAATGCAGGTCGATGGAAAGTGGATTGGCCTGGCAATGACTTCAGACAGGGTTTCGGACATTCGGGCTGGCCGAGTCTCTTCTGGAAACTTTAGTTTGCCTGACGGTGCAGTTCCAATCTCTACAGTCTGCGAAAGCCTTCCTGACGGTGCTGTAACTTGTGATCAGGTTAAAAGTGTAAGTTTTCAACAAGACTCTGAGCTTCCCAAGCGTCTCGAAGTCAGCCGTCAACGGCGTTGGCGATTCCCAATTCGCGGAGAAGATATTCGCGAAAAACCTAGTAGACCTTTGAGAGATCGAGAATGGACAATAATTGGTGGTATTACTGATTTTGTTCGTTCTTTAATTAAATTTGCGTTTTGGGTAGCAATTGCCCTTGTTGTCGTTGGTGCTTGGATTGCTCCAACAATTCTTTCTCCGCTTAAATACGACTGGCCGATCCAGTTCATTAAGTATCTCCTTGGTTTGATTAGGAAAAAATGATGAAGTTTAAGTTGTTGCTTTCGCTTGGAATTGTTTCGGCGTTGCTTGCTGTGTCTTGCATTGGCGACGAGCCTGTAGACACTGTGCTTGAGATCCAAGAGCCAATTGAAGTTCCAATGGTTGTCGAAACTCAGGTTGGGCAAACATCTTGCGAATCTTGCGTTCGTGGTGTTGTTCGTAAGGTTGTAGGCACTCGCGTTGTTGAGCGTGTAGTTGTCGAGCGACCTGTTGTTGAGACAGTTGTTCAGGTTACTCGCGTTCGGCGACGACCGGTCCGAACAATGCTTCGCCGTGTGTTTTGCCGGTAAGCTTTATGCCAAGGACATCAACTCCATACTATTCGTCGGTTCCGAAAAACGCAGCTGCAAATCTACGCTGGAGAGTTGCGTGGCGTGAAGCTGCAATGCGCGACAAAGGCATGCAGCGGGATTTTCGGCAAATGGCTATGGATGATGTCCTTTTTTTCTTTTCAGCTTTCTGCTGGGCTTTTGAGCCGCGATCTGCAATCAAAGTCGTTCCATTTATTCCTTGGAAGCACCAAGAATCTGTAATGGTTGCGATGGACAAAGCAGTCGATGATGCTGAAGACCTTTATGAGTCCACACAGACTTGCTTAGATGTCGTGTTGGATAAAAGCCGAGGCCAGGGTGCAACTTGGATGTACCTGATGATCTGCCTGAGACGTTGGCTTCGTGACGACATGTTCTCAGCTGGTCTTGTTACTCGAACAGAGCGGCTGGTCGACTCGGATCGTGACCCAGATACGTTGATGTGGAAGATCATTTGGGCGATGAAGCTTTTGCCAATTTGGATGATGCCGGAAGGTTTTGTTTGGTCAAAGCACAGGAATGTTACAGAGCATTCGTTGTTAAATCCTGAAAACGGGGCCTCAATCGTTGGTTACGCTGCGACAGGGGATGTTGCCCGTGGTGGTCGTAAAACATTGTTTTGCATCGACGAAATCGGTGGTAAAGAGTTTATTACTGGCGGCAAAGACATTGAGGTTATGAACTCGACACAGCACGTTGCAAACTGCCGATTTCTCGTTTCTACGTTTGGTGGCGATTCTGGTGCGTTTTACGATGCAGCTCAAGATGCCAAGAATGGAAACAGTGACGCTGTTTATCTGGTTTTGGACTGGAAGGACAATCCAATCCAGAATCGAAAGCAATACGTTTTAAAACATGGGACGATCAGGGATGTTGACCCGAGAAAGTATGGCGGCAAGCTGACCGAAAAAGAGAAATCTCTGATACGGACTCAGCATTCAAAACTATCTCGGCGTGGATACAAATGCACCGATGTTATAAGGAATATTTGGTACAACCACCAATGCTTGCGGCCTGGAGCCACTCCTAGAGGTGTTGCTCAAGAACTTGACAGAAACCCCAAAGGAGCTGTCTCGAAAGTCATTTCAGATGAAATCATAAGCAAGGCAAAAGCAGAACATTCGAGACCACCTGATTTTAAAGGCAGGCTAATTGTCGACATGGAAACTGGAACTCCGGTCGAGCCTTATGTCGTTGCCGACGAAGCTGGTGAACTGTCCTTGTGGTTCCAGCCGGACATGAATGGCAAACCTCCATTTGGTGTTCATTCTGTTGGAATTGACATCGGCGGTGGTACTGGAGGTAGTTACACAGCGAATTCGGTTGCAAGTGTTTTGAACAAAATGACCGGCGAACAAGTTGCCGAATGGTCAAGTAATCTTGCCGAACCAAGGCGATTTGGAATTATATGCGTGGCTCTTTGCCGTTGGTTTTACGATGCCGTCATGATTCCGGAAGCTAACTTTAGCGGTGGATTTATGAAGGTCGTTGAAGACGAAATGTGTTATCCCAAGCTGTGGCAAAGGGAGACTCAGATCAGCGGATTGAAGAGATTAACCAAAAAAACCGGCTTTTGGATGGCAAATGACGACACAAAGCTGGCTTTATTTGAAGGAATGGTCGCTGCTATTGCGATGGGGACCTATATTCCCAGGTCAAAAGAAATGTTGGAAGAATGTGGGCAATATGAATGGAAAAATGGTAAAATAGTTCATGTTGGATCTACAAAAAGCGAAGACGAGGGGGCAAAGGGCAAGTCTCACTCGGATAGAGTTATTGCAGCTGCACTTTCCGTTTATGAGATGGGAGAGTCTGTTGAGCCTGATAGTTACGAGCAAATAGCGGAAACTATAGCTCCAGAAGGGTCAATGGCTGCAAGGCTTCAAAATAGTGATGACCGTTTAGAACAAACAGGAGATCCTTGGCTTGAAGAGGGTCTTGATATATTTAGCCAGACAAATTCAGAATACTCAGATAAATGGCGGTAAAGCGTGATTGACCTAACATCTGAACTACATATCGAGCGGCTTTATCATGCGATTCAATCTGCTAGGGACGGAATGCGTCCATTTCGCAGAAATCGAAATGAGATGTTGCGCGAATATGTCGGTACTCATCACAATGGCAATGGAGCCAATTTCGAGGTCCTTGTTAATTTATTGGCAATGACAGCTGATGTTTATACGATCGGCCTTGCCGCAAATAACCCCAAAGTCACAATCACAACTGAGGACAAAAACCTGCTTGCATTTGCAAATAGGTTTAAAGTTGGGATCAATAATCAGATTAAAGAAATGAGATTTTCCGAGACTTTGCAACACATTGTCTTGGATTCTTTGTTTGGGGTAGGCATTTCAAAAACTCACTTGGCAGAATCAGATCCTATTCAGCTAGAAGATGATGTTTGGGCCGACACGGGTAAGCTTTATGTTTCCAGAATTTCCGTTGACGACTTTGTTATAGATTTGACTGCAAAAGAAGCCAGAAGATGTAAATTCATGGCTGACGAATATCGTGTTTCTTGGGAAAGAGTTAAGAACCACCCAGCTTTTGACAAGAAAATTATTGATAAAATGTCACCGTCTTCAAAGCACGATCGCGATGACGAACAAGCAAACGACATATCAACGGGAAGTCTTACAGACGAAGATGAATACGAACCAATGGTCGATCTAATTGACGTTTGGTTGCCAGATCTCCAAGCAATAGCCACATTTCCAAGGCATAGGATGACCAAACCGCTTGTGGTCTTGCCTTGGAATGGGCCAGAGGGCGGTCCTTTTGACTTGCTTAGCTTTTCAGATGTTCCGGACAATGTCTTGCCTTCTTCGCCAATGTCAAACCTTTTTGCTTTGCACAGGCTTTACAACGGATTGCTGAGAAAGCAAGCTCGTCAGGCAAAGCGTCAGAAGACAAACCCAGCATACAGGCCAGACGCTCAAGATGATGCAAATCGTCTTAAAAAAGCTTCTGACGGTGAATGGGTAAAGGTCAAAGATCCTTCGGGCGTAAACATTATCCAGCAAGGTGGTGTAGCTCAAGAAAACGTAGCGTTCTCCATTGGGATTATGGATCTGTTTGACCGGCAGGCAGGCAATTTGTCGGCAATGGCTGGCTTGGGGGCGCAGACAGCAACAGTTGGTCAAGAGGAATTAATACACGCAGCTGTGTCTCGAAAAGAAGCAAAAATGCAGCAACGTGTTCATGCTTTTACTGCAAGCATTATGGGTAAAATAGGCCATATGATGTGGGCAGACGAGTTTTTGTCTATACCTGGACAAGTCGAAGCAGTACCTGGATCAGGAATTTTGGTTGACAGCTCTTGGACACCAGAACTTAGGGAAGGCGATTTCTGGCAATACAATTTTGACATAAGTCCAGGCTCTACCCAATACGAGTCTGATGAAGCAAAAATATCTAAGCTTGAAAGGGCTATGGAGCGTCTTGAGGGTATGTACCCAATGATTCAGGCCCAAGGTGGTGACATTGACGTTGAGTCGCTGACTCGCGTTTACGCAGAGTATTTACAGATACCCGAGCTGGAAAACGTCATTACCTTCGGAAATAACCAGCAAGGTGGTTTAATGGGTGGTCAGGATCAGGGACAAATGGGGCCAAGAAACACAACGCATACCTCAATTAGGAAAAACATTCCAACTGGGGGAAGCCCACAGGCGAGAAATCAAGCATTGCAGCAAAGTGCGTATGGCAATGCGACACAAAACCAAATGCAAGCATTATCGAGGCCGGTAGCATGACCCAGAAGCAAACGTACAAGACAAGTAAGGGATTTAGGACCGTTTTTGGAAAAGTAAAGCCAAATTTCAAGAAAAACAAAAGTGACGTTTTTCACGTTCCTAATGTAAATAACGCAATTAGCCAAGCTAACCCACTTGAATCGACGAGCATCGGTGTTCATCGCTCTCAGGTCGCAGAATTTAATAAAATGTACAAAGATGCCGGTATTGTTGGTGCTATGCACAAAGAAAACGGAAATCTTGTACTTGAAAGTCGAAAAGCTAGGAATGAAGTGTTAAAATTGAGGGGATGCAGGGATAATGATGCCGGATACGGCGATTATTGCGGTGAAAACAATTAGGAGATGGAAGATATGGCTGAGACGAAAGTACCACCAAAAACAGAACAGTTAATTAGCGAAGACGGGGTCCTTGACGAAAAAGCTGCGGGTGAAGCTATCGACAAGGTGATGAATGAAATGAACAAAGAGCTGCAACCAATTGCAGCAGAAAAAACAGATCCACCAGTTGATGCTGATGGTGATGATAATTCCAAGCTTGATGACCAAACCAAGCTTGATGGCGGCTGGACGGAAACGGACGAAATGCGTGAGTTGATAGAAAGCCTTGGCTATTCAGAGGAAGATATTTCTGAATTTTCAGGGCCGGAAGAGCTTGAGCGTCACGTTCGGCTTATGGATCGAGAGATCAAAAGACGGGTTCAGCCAGGACAAGAGCAAGAAGATGCTTTAGAAGCTGATGAAATTTTCCGGCAGAAAGAAGCAAAACAGGAGCAAATTGATGAACAATATCGAGAGAATGGCAAGTTTGCTAAAGCTCCCGAAGAATTGCCATCGCTTGATCCTGATGAATTTGATGAAAGATTGATTGAGGTTTTAAATGCTCGCGATGCTAAGATCAGGGAATTAGAAAACCGATTAAATGATTCGTACCAAGGCAGTGTTTTGTCAGATTTTGACAATCTTGTTGATAATCTTGGATACGAAGAACTATTCGGCAATTCTGAAGACCTGAAACCAGAGGAGCGAGAGCAGCGGTCCAGATTGTTTGAAGAGTACAAAGAGATCTACAACATCATGGAGGCCCGTGGAAAGTCTGTTAAAGGCAAAAGCGTCAATCGAGGAATTGTTTTGCGAGCTTTAAATTTAGAGTTTGCAGATGAAATTAAAAAGAAAACTCGCCGTGATTTAACCAAAAAGGTCAAAAGGCAGCAAAGCAGGATAACTGGGAGTAGTCGTCGTTCCGCTAACAAGGCATACGACGGGCCTATCGAAAAGCATCCTGAGTTGATTCAAGCCTTTAAAGATTTTGAGGCTGAAAACGGCTAAAAATAAGGATTTTTAGACATGGCTCTATACCATCATCAAATCGACGATTTTGTCGAATTAACACTTAATAAATTCAAAAAAGACGAGTGGGTCGATCTTTCCATGCCTTTGCAGGAATACAAGTTCGCCGGTCGGGTTTTTGAATCAAAGAAAAAAGCAGAGCGCGGTGGCGCACGTTTGGAATGGAAACTGCGAACTAAAAACCAAGGTACTGCAAAGCACTCTGGCTTGTTTGCCGTTGACGACACCAATCGTCGAAACGTAATGACCAACGGAAAGCAGGAGTGGTCAAAGCAAACCGTAAATTACATTTACGACATCGACGAAGAAAATTTCCAAAGTGGTCCTGAGACAATCATTCGCGAAATGCAATTGCTTGAGCAAGGGCTATACAATGATTTCTTTGAGCTAATGGAAACCGCAATGTGGACGGCTCCATCGTCAAGTTCACTTGACCCAATGCCGCCTGCCGGTATTCCATTCTGGTTGCAAAAAAATGCAACTCTTGGATTTACTGGTGGAAACCCAGCTGGTTGGTCTAACGGTGCTGGAAGTGTTGATTGCAACACTTACGATCGTTGGAAGAACTACAGCGGTACTTATAAGCAGGTAAGCCGAGACGATCTGATTGAAAAGGTTGTCAACGCTTGCGACTTCACCTATTTCAAAGCTCCAAGAAGCTATGCTGAAATTGGTGGTGGTGCGCCTGACTATGAGTTTGTGACTGTTCACTCAGTGTTGGCAACAATGCGTCGGCTTTTGCAAGCTGGTAATGACAACCTTGGTGCTGATGTCGCAAAGTGGGCTGGAAATGTGTTAATCAAAGGAAACCCTGTTGATTGGTGTCCTGCGATTACTGACACAAGCTCTGAGGCTTACGACTCTCAAGCTCCGTTCTACGGAATTAACTGGAAGAAGTTTGAATACTACTTCAAAACTGGTCGAAACATGATCAAGCACCCTCCGGTCAAAGCTGCAAACCAGCACACCGTTCGGGAGCGACACATGGACAACTGGGGCAACTTTGTTTGTTACGATCGTCGCCAGGGTGGTTTCGTCTTTTACGTTGCCTAATTAGGCAAGCAAGACGTTTGATTTTCAAATTTCAATAAATATACGAGGGAAATAAGATGCAACTCTTAAACAAACATGAAAACCAAAACGGTCGAGGTTTAACCTTCGATCTTTGGAAAAACTTTCCAGCGGACGAAATTCTCATCCGCAAGGATTCAAACGTAGGAATCGGGTGTCAGCTTGACCCAGCCGCTTCTCCTTATGCCGCAGCAAGTGCGACAAACACTGTTGCTGGATCTGGAGCAAGAGCGTTCACCGATGCTACATCGTCAATTAGCGGATTGACGCAAGCTCAATACGCGGGCGGTGCTGGAATGCGAATGCTGGCTTCGGCTGACAACGGTGCTGCGGAACTTCAGCTTGGTGGTGGCGGTGAACCGTTTATCATTTCAGATGCGGCTGCTGACGTTAAGGAATTGGTTTTGGAATGCCATTTCCGAGTCAACTCTGTGACCGCAGATGATGGTGCGTTTTTCATCGGCTTGGCTTCAGCGCAAACACTTGACGGCGATTTGATTGCCGACAACGGTGCTGCTCCTGCCGATGTTGACTTGATTGGCTTGTTCCATGCTCATGCCGACACAACCGGCGTGGACATGGTTTACCAAAAAGCCGGCGGTGGGCTAATTACCCACGAAACTGACTTTGCAACGATTGCTGCCGATACTTGGTATGTCTTTGGAATGCGGTATTTGCCACAAACCAAAAAGATTGACTTGTATTGGGGAACTGGTGATCGCACGACAATGGCTGTTGCTAAGGATGCAAATCCAATTGTTTCGACAGACATTGACGATGCTACCTTCCCCGATGGTGAAGGTCTTTGCCCAACCTTTGTGATCAAAGGTGGACATGCTGATGACAAAACTTTGGACATCAGAACTTTTGCGGCTGCTCAGGTGGCTTACCCGACAGATTAACGGTTCGTGACCGTTTCTCCAGAGCCTCCCTTGCAGTTCCTTCCATCTCCAAGGGAGGCTCACTTTTAGGAAATTAAATATGCCAATATTAAATGACGGTACGCCAGTTTCGGGTTCAAGTGCGCCTGAAATGACAATTAGTTATACCGAAATAGCTGCTGAGGTTGGCGACTTGCTTGGTATTGGAAGGACTCCAAGTTCTTGGTCTTCAATAGAAGAAGATCGAGTTGATTCAATAATTAAGTCTGGTTTGAGACAGGTTTATTATCCGCAGCGAGAAGCTGGATCGACTTACACTTGGTCGTGGATGCGACCTGAAGCAAAAATTGTAACAACCGCAGCTTACGATACCGGAACGGTTGAAATAGCCTCGGGTGTCGTTACGTTGTCAGGTGGCGTTTGGCCTGACTGGGCTGATGAAGGCGAATTGCATATTGGAAGCCAAATTTACACAGTCAAAACAAGAGACTCGGATACGCAGGTAACTCTTGACGATCTAACTATTTCAAATGCTGCCGGAGCAACATACAGTTTGAGCAGGCCGTCTTACGATCTGCCAGCTGGATTTGATGGAAACTTTGACGGAAACTTGCACTACAAGACAGGCGACAACACGCTGTGGCCGTCTATCGTTATGGTTTCTCCTTCAATGTTGAGAGGTAAAAAGCAGATTTACAATGAAACAGACAGGCCATTGTATGCAGCTGTCCAGCCAAAGCAGTTTGTTGCGGCAACTGGACAAAGGTGGCAAATCACGTTTCATCCTTCGCCGAACGGTTCATATACATTCTACGGGAGGTACATGGTTCGTCCGGCAATGATCGACAATACAGACAAGTACCCTCTGGGCGGTTCTGCAATGGCAGAAGTGTTTTTGGAGTCATGCCTGGCTGTTGCCGAGAAGCGATTTATAGAAGACACGCAAATACATCAAAAGGAATTTCAGCAACTGCTGATTCAGGCAATAGACCATGACGCAAATGCGTTCTCGGCTGATTTCTTGGGGTACAATTCAGATAATTCAGAATGTGCCGACCTTTATCACAATGGTCGGCGGGTTGGCAACGCAATTCACTCATACGAGGGAGTCGTTTACTACGACTGAAAACTATGACAAATTTTTCAATAGCAGAAGCATATCAAGTTGGAACAGACGCAGATGGAAGTAGCAGTGATGCTATTGGCTACGGGGAATTTGATTGCGGAATGGTTTACATCCCGAATGGATCTACGATTACGTCACTGACATGGCTTGCGTCTGATTCACTTGGCGGGGAATACGAACCTGCAAAACACACTGTAAATTCAGGCTTAACGCCTTTGACTTACGTTGCAACTGTCCAGACTGTTGCGGCAAATGGGGCGTACCCAATTCCACAGGACTTAGTTGGTGCTGTGGGTATCAAGGCTGTTGCAAATGCAGCAGGAGTTGTTTTAGTTAGCTTAAAAAGCAGATAAGGAAAGAAGATGAGCGGACACAGAGCAGCACATGATTTGGCAAAGGCTCCATTGCAACTTTTAGATGGTGGCGATGCGAGTATCATTGGCATTGATCGTTTCGGCGGGATTGTTGAATTGGAAACCGCAGGAACAGAAACTCGAACACTTGCCGATCCTGTTGGAAGTGGCTTGCGAGCGACTGTTCGCATGCGAGTTGACAACGGCAACTGTACGGTAACAGCCGCAAACGGATTGAATGTGGCAGGAAACACTACTGCTGTTTTTGCAGACGTAGGCGACTTGCTTGACATGATCAGCGTTGAGACTGCCACAGCTGGCGTTTATCGCTGGGAAATTTTAGTAAATACTGGATCTGTAGCACTATCTTAAGGATGTCAAATTGCGAACTCTCGATCTTCATTTTCCTAATGAGGGCGTTAATCGGCGTATGGCCGAAAGACGGAATCCAAAGCGTGGGAGTTACCCATGCCCTTGGGCTGTAAATGTACGCCTTCAGGACAATATTGATCGACGTTTGCGAGGTGGCAGCCGGCCTGGATTAACCAAGTTTGTTTCCAGCGACTTGGGAACAACGATCAGCGATTTAGCATCCATAAATCTCTCTAGCTCTACTGGGGCGACAGAGGTTTTGTTTGCGCTGGTTGATTCTTCGATAAAGACTGTGACTGGCGGTGTTGTTGCGACTCCAGTTGGCTATTTAGGTGCTGACTCGGGAAGTGATGTTTTAACAGATCCTTCAGGAAACAAAATTCTTTCGGGGTCTGCCTCTGCTCCAAGCAGTGGGTTTTTGTTGACAGGCCAGCAAAAGGTTCTTGCTGTAGCGTCAGGTGCAATTACAAGGCTTGATCCCAAGACAGGTAAGGTCGATACGATTATTGCTAGTGCTGGAACTGTACCCACTGGGTGTACGTTTGGTGCTATTTACAGGGACCGGTTGATCTTGTCGGGTGATGACAATGCGATTTATTGTTCCAAGTTAGGGGATTACTCAAACTGGGATTATGGTCGCGATGTTAGTGATTCAAGTCGTGCGATAATGTGGCAGCTGGCTTTCGGTGGACAACTTGGACCACCTCCTACTGCTATGATTCCTTGCAAAGATAACTACATGCTAATGGGAAGCTCCAGAAGCTTGTGGGTTCTTAGGGGGGATCCAGCTACAGGTCAGTTGCAACGCATCTCGGAAAACACGGGGATAGTATCTTCTCGCGCTTGGTGCAAAGCCGAGAATACTGTTTTCTTTCTTTCTGAAGATGGTGTTTACAAGGTAGCAATAGACGGATCAGATTTTTCACCTTTATCTGAAACTCAGATTCCGAATGAGCTTAGGAATGTAAACACAGCTACAACGACTGTCTTAATGGGCTTTGAAAAGGCAAGAAATGCAATTCATGTCTACTTAAAGACTTCAGGTGGCAGTGATACTCATTGGGTGTACGAGCTGGCGGCTCAGGCTTGGTGGCCTGTAAGACTTCAAGACAGCCATTCTCCATTGGCGGTTTGTCAGCACCAAGGCGAGCTTTTGCTTGCTGGCGGGGATGGATATGTCAGGTCAGTTGGTGGTGACGATGACGACGGGACTGCAATTGAAAGCCACGTCATTATTGGTCCTATGCGGCTTGGGTCAGAAGATCGCTCTGGGATCATCAATATGATGAGAGGAGTCCTGGCTAGTGGCAGTGGGACCGTGACGTGGAGAATTGTAGTTGGCGATCACGCAGAGCAAGCAGCTGACAACGCAAAAGCAGCAATAGAAGCTTTTCAGTCAGGTGGTGTTTACTCAAGCTACGTGAAATTCTCTGACACTTGGGATGCTGGCCGTTCATTGGCTCAATTTCCAAGAACGGCAGGTTCGTGGGGCTGTATCTGGCTTCAATCAAATGCGAAATGGGGGCTGGAAGGAGCAAGTATGCAATTAAAACTTTCAGGTAGGTACAGATAATGGCCGATGTATTTTTTAAAGACTTTGTAAACGGCTTGTCGGTAGATGCTGTCGGCGGCAGTGAGAAGATCCCAGTAGTTGACGGTACGACAACAAAATACCAGACTCCCGATCTAATCAAGTCTTACATAATTGCAGCGTTAACAGCTTCAGGTGCGGTAACTCCGACAACTAGCGATGCTTTGATTATGGAGCGTTCTGGGACGGCTGGAACTTTTGATCTTGATGCCCTGTGTGACTATGTTTATGCCTACCTCTGGACAAACCCAAGTGAGGTGACTCCGGCAACAAGTGCAGACAAGCTCATACTTGACCGATCAGGAACAAAATATAGCATAGACATTGACACGCTGGTTGATTATTTCAACACGTCAAACGGTTCGCTTGGAGCGCAGATTACAGCTTTGGCATCTGCTACGCTTGCGGATTCCGACGAATACGTTCTCTCACAGGGCGGGACCGCTAAGAAAGTCACATTTTCCGGGCTATCTTCCCGGGTTCAAGCTCAATTTAATTCATATTTGGCTGGTCTTTCTGCTGTAGTTACGCCAGCCGATGCAGATACGCTTTACGTTTTGCAGGGTGCAACTGCAAAAAAAATGAGCCTTACTGTGCTGGCAAACACGTATCTTGCTGCTGAAATAGATGTTGAGGATCTTGGCTGGGGAATGGCAGAGGCTAATCCAGCAGCTTCAGGCGATATGTTGCTTATGGAGCGAAGCGGCACAAGATACAAACTAGACGTAGACAATTTGGTTTCATTTGCAGCAACAGGGCTTCAAGATGGAGTCCTCACATTTTCTAGCCTTGCTGCTGCAAGTCCAAATCCAGCCGACATGTTTGCCGTAGACGATGCTGGAACGCCAAAGAAACTTACGCTTGCCAACCTAGAAACAAGGCTGTGGATTGATTACGCAACGTATGTGAATGGATTGTCGGCGGTAAGCACGACAACGGCCACAGACAAGCTGTACTGCATTCAAGGCGGTACGGCCAAATACGTGACCCCGACCGAGCTATCGGCGTTTATGAACGTCACTACGGGCGATGTTATCGCTCCTGTGTCTACAACTCAATACAATGTGCCGCAATGGGATTCTACGGCCAAAACGCTTACAGATGGCTTGTCAGTGGTCACAACGGTTAGATTTACTGGCAGTGAGTCAGATAGTGCATTGCCGACAGAGCAAGCGGTTTCTGAAGCTGTTGAGGATATTACCAACCTCGACATCGACGGAGCCACAGATATTGGTGCAGCATTAGTTGATGCCGATCTGTTTATCGTTGACGATGGGGCAAACGGAACGAACCGCAAAGCAACGATGAGTCGGCTCAAGACGTACATCGGATCAGGTGATGTTGCAAACCTCGACATTGACGGAACGCCAGACATCGGCGCGGCACTAGCTTCTACCGATTTGATTATCGTCGATGACGGAGCTTCTGGAACAAACCGCAAATCGCAAGTAAGTAGACTCAAAACCTACTTGGAAACTGTTGGTCATTACGCCAACATCTACGTGGATTCGTCAAAAATGCACCCGTGTACCACAAACGGGGCTGCTGCATTAGCAAAGAACGAATACGGGACAAATGACGTTGATTTGCAATATTTTGCATTTGACGGCGGTGCAACTGAGGAACGTGTTCAGTTCAGCATAGTAATGCCGGAAGATTGGGACAGAGGCACAATCAAGGCAAAGTTTTACTGGTCTTCAGCTAGTGGCTCAACGGCTGGGGACACTGTTGAATGGGGGCTAAAAGCAAATGCACTTGCAGACAATGCTGCGATAGATGCGGCTTTGGGTACTCCGCAAATTGTTAGCGACACGCTATTGGGAAGCAGCGGAACCAAAATGCAAATCACTCCAGCGACACCAGCAATTACCGTTGGTGGATCAGCCAGTTTAAACAACCTGATTGTTTTTGAGATTTACCGAAACACTGATGGAACAGACGACATGGCTGAAGATGCTTGGCTGTTTGGTCTGAATATTCAATACCAGAAAAACCAAACTGTTGCAGCTTGGTAGTAGGAAAGCAGCATGGGCGTATTTTCATTTCCAGCGGTCGCAATTTACGATTCTACCGCCACCGGACGGTCGCTAATTACTGCTGCCGATCAAGCAGCCGCACGCGCGGCCATAGGTGTTGACACCTCAGAATATGGCTTTCTCGATTCTGACAACACTTGGACAGGCGACAATACGTTTGATGAACCGATAGCAGCGTCAGAGTTTGCTGGTGTTAGTTCGCTAACGCTAAGTGCTGCTGGTGGTAATCCCGCATATTTTAAATTCGGTTCAACTTTGTCGTGGATTGTGGATGCTGCCACTATTCGACCGACCGATTCTTTGGGTTCTCGCGACATTGGTCTTTACAATCGTCGTATTGGCGATGTGATGGCTTTTAGGTTTGGTGCTACCGAGAGATTTCGACTGTTCAACTTGGGCGATGAGAACGAAACCAACACCGAGTATCTCGAAACATCTTACAATTCGACTTTCAATTATTTCCAAATTAACAGTGCAGCTTCAGGCACTGGAACGGTTCGCGACATTCGCATTTCGCGGGATAGTGACGAAGGTATTTGGATCGACCAATCCGGTATTCGATTCTTGTCGGCAGGTTCCAGTCGTTTTGTAGTTACCAGTGGCGAAATTCGCCTGTATAAATACTTGCGTTCAATGAACTCGGCAGCGACGATAGGTTCGACGACCTACCCATTCCCTGCTGCTTACAGCGATTTGTTTTCAGCGGGAGACGGTGACACAGGAACAGCGACCCCTTCTATCGGATTTACCAACTCCCCGAACATGGGATTTGCTAGGGCAAGCATTAACCAAATGAATTTTATAATTGATGCCGCAAGGAGAGGTATTAATATTGGAAGGGACAACTTTGGGCTTACGTCTAACTATGCTTTGGGTTGGCGATCTGCTAGTTCTCTCAGTTCAGGTACTCACGATCTGACTTTGCATCGAGACGCGGCACACACGTTAGCTCAGAGATTTGGAACGAACCCACAGGCGTTTCGAGTTTATGGAACTTGGACAGATGCAAGCAACGGTGAGTGGTTGCAAATGGATTATGGCGTGTCGAACGCTGGAGCAGCAACAATCCAAGCCTACGCAAATGGAACAGGTGCAAATGGTGGATTGTATTTACGATCCGAAACAAGTTTGCGTTTGTACGTTGGCGGTATCCTAGCTCAAAATATTAGTTCGACGGTTGATAGGTTCAATGTCCATATCGAACCTTATTTCGATAATCAGAAACGAGCAGGTAGTTCGACAAAACGATTTACCGAAGTTTGGTCGTATGATGCCAACTTTATTGGCACAACTACGCTAAGAACTTTTGATGACGGTGCAGGAAACAGTTCAAGCGTAGCAACTCAAACTGGCAGTTTAGATTCGTTTTTCCTTCATCGAAGTTGGACAGGTACATCAGGAACGTCTAGCTCGTGGATTGGGCTTAAAAACGATTACAACTCTAGCGGAACCGCAGCAAGCTGGATAGGTCTTTCTTCAAATACGTTTAGACTAGAAATAGCAAATGGATTAAGAGCAATGTGGCAACACGCCGGTACTCAGCACCTGCTGAACCTGCACTTTTATCCATACTTAGACAACACTTGGAAAAACGGTACATTTAATAAAGCTTGGTCGGAGACGTGGCAACATTCGACAAACACCATTGGCAGTTATGTTGATAGCAGCAACTATGGTTACTTGTCGATTGCACCGAGTGGAAGCACATACTTAATTAAAGCTAACTCGCTCGGAACTACTGCTGATGCAAGTATAAAAATTCAAACATCGCAAAAGTCTGCTGCTGGAAACCAAGCAATCGTGTTGGATGCTGACTATTGGGGGACGGTTAATTTCTTCTTTGGAGGAAACAATCGAGGGTCTTGGGGCAAAGATACGCTAACCGCAAACGTCGCAGTTTTAACTAATAACAGCTTTACAATTACCCGAACTTGGAATACCGCAACAACGGTGTTTAAAGGTTACGAGGCAAACATCACCGACACGACGAGCGACACTGAATCCAGTTTGTTAAACTTGAAGGTTGGTGGCACGTCATATTTGCGATTGCGAAAAAATGGCGACCTGTTGTTTGAGAAACAAGGTGGCTCGGCAAGAATTGTCCAGAACGCAGGTGGAATTGCAATACTTGGTGACAATGGTTCGACGGTGCAAGCGTTCGACCAATACTTTAATTACACTTACAAAACCTTCCGACCAGTATCGGACAACCAGCATCTTGGTTACGTGTCTCGACGATTCCTAGTCAAAGCAAACGACATTTATTCCAAGGGCAAAATTCGCAGCTACAACCTTGGCGATGAAACTGAGGTCAATGCGGAATTTTTGAACATGTACTGGGATGCTGATAAAGCATATTTAACAGTTCAAAAAGATGGCACAGGTTCGGAGCGAGAGTTTATTGTCGGTCATCACGTAAACGGTTGTACTCGATACAACAACACATCGAACATCATTCGCTGGTCTATCTCCGGTACAACCGGAACAAAGATGTACTTGAACTCGAACGGATTAACAGTTTATGGTCGAGTTGATCCACAGGGCAATAAGACTAGAGATTTAGGAACCGACAGCACAGCACGATGGCGTGTCGGCTACATGGATACGTGTGATCTTGATGATGGTCGGATTAACCAAAAAACATCGTCGTCTTCTGACCCATCAACAAGCGAGTATGCAAATGATGGTGATTGGGGTATTCACGAAAACACATCAAACGGTCATATCTATTTAGCATTTAACGATGGCGGTACAATTTACAAAACACAGTTGCATTCAGGTGGAGGCGGTGGTACGCCACCTCCGTAAATTAACTTTTTAAGGAAAAACATGGACGAAAAAGAACAGCAGGAAACAAAGCAATCAGTTCAAGTAATTTCAATTCAAATGGAGACGTTAGCTCAACTGCCCTCTGTTAAGCAGTTTTTAGAGCTATCACAAAAACGAGAACTTTTAATTAGGACTTTACCTAAAGAAGATAAAGAAGGAGGTGACAAATGAGTCATTCAACATTTACGGTGACAGTGGTGGATTTGGACGAAGGCACTCACGGTGCTTTAGCGGCAAAGTTTATCGTGGACAACGAAAACGAAAAGCGAGCAGCACAAGAGCCTCCGGTAGACCCTTTGCCTGTTGAGCCGTGGGCAGATTTAAAGGCAAGTTATTTGACTGTGCTGACTGCTACCATTCAGTCTGCCCATGAAAATTACATTAAACAGCAAGCTGACAAGCAAGCAGCAGATGATGAATTGACTAAGCGATGGATGTCGGGAGGCGAAGCTGATCGCGCGGCTGCTCTAGCAGCTTTGCCCCCTGCTGGAACGCCTGTTGAAGTGGTTGTTCACGAAGGCGAGCCAGAAGGTCATCACGAAGAAGAAACTCCATAAGGAACTCTCATGGCTACGCAAAAATTACAATTTGCATACACTTCTGGGCAAACGCTTACAGTTAAGCTGTTTGCAATAGGTGGTGATGCGGTTTTGCATACATCGACCTCGGTAGCGGAGCTTCCGGCAAGCAGTGGTTTGTATAAGGCTACCTTTACAAGCACTCCAGCAATTGACGGGACTCACCGAGCCGTTGTTTTTCTTGCCAGCCAAGGGGTCGCTTCGTATGAAGCCAAGTTTACTGGAACTGATGCCGAAATCGCTCAAGCATCGGAATTTACCAATGTGGATATTTCTGGGCTTGGAGGTGCTGGTTCAATTTCATATTCCATTACTGTGAAGTCGTCTGGTGTTCCAGTAGCGGGAGTTGAATGCTGGGTTTCAACTGACGAAGCCGGAAGTAACGTAGTGGCAGGCACGCTTGCGACAAACGATTTTGGAGTTGTCACGTTCTTGCTAGACGCAGGAACCTACTATTTGTGGAGAGATTCAGCCACTCACTCATTTCCTAAACCAACAACCATCACGGTGTCCTAATGCCGCATACAAATCTCGATCCTCAGTTTCAGGACATAACGCCTGCTTGGAAAGGTCTTCCAAACATGAACGGCTGGTATTTTACCAGCGTTGTGGATGGTATTTCCGAAGAGGCATTGCCGTGGTTGTTAGCCCAGGGATGGCAGCTTAACGCGGCAAATACGGACAACTCAGTAGAGCCGCCAGTCACTACCTACCTGATGGCAAGGACGCGGCTGCTTCATTGGAATGTTCTCTATAGCCTGTTAGTTGACTTTACCAACTCGTTTAACGAGGGGCGTTCGGCAAATGACAAGCGATATGAAGATGTCGTTTTCAATATGCAGAACATGTTGGATAAGCATCAATCGGAAATGTCTGAGTTTCAGGAGGACAAGGCTCAGGGCGAACATGGTTACATCACCTTGATGCTTAACAAGGTTGATGAGTCTTTAGGTGAATACGAGTCGTACAAAGAAGAATTTCAAAGCAAAGATTCCGGTGACAGGGAAACCGAACTAGCAAAACTAAAAACTACTTGGGCAAATGCGGCTGATACCGCACAGGCCGAGTACGATGAGATGACAAGCGGTTTGGATATTGGGGCAATCATTGCAGGAGTTGACACGGCTATTGACGATTTCGCTGTTGCAGTAAGTGCGTTCAACAACGAGTATGCCGATCTAGGCACGACCCTTGTGTCAGATTACGAAGCTCATCAGGTGCTTGCCAAGTCGTTTTTGGTTGATCTTGGTGCTACCGAGCTTGCAAGGATTAACGAAAAGTTTGACGCGGACTTGGCAACGCAAAGCCAGGCTATGATCGACAGAGGTTTTTACTCGTCGGGGATGATGGCAGACATTACGGCCCGAAACACACGAGATAGAAACGAAGCAATTGTCGAACTTAATGACAGGCTTGCAAGAGAGAAACTGCAAAATCAGCATACGCTATACGAGCAGCAATTTAAGATGCGATTAGGCGGCTTAGAGGCAAGCATGAAAGCGATTGACGCTTCCTCAAGGATTGTGCAGTCTCGATTGCAGCATGGTCAGTTCTCGGCTGAAATTAGGCATAAGATCGCTACGCTTTCAGTCCAGACAAGGCTTGAAGTTTTAGGTCTTCGCGAAAAGTATTACGAAACTTTGTTGCAGTCGATAACCTGGGAAACTGCCAGAGAGTCTGAGCTGTATCAGCAGCTGGTCCAAGTTCGTATCCGACAAGCAGAGATCCTTGGCCGGACAATGCAGCAAGATATGGAGCTGCTCAAATACCAGCTTGATGGCAGAAATGAAATTGCAGCTTCATTGTTCGGGTTTGTCGAGCGACGAACGGATGCGTACCCAGATAACAATGCAATGGCTCAACTAGCTACCAACCTTGGTGAAACGGGAGCGGCTACATGGCAATCCGCGTAAATGGACAAGATGGAGATAGTTTTCGTCGAAGGCAGGTAAGGCATAATTCTGCTCAAGGCTTTCGCAATGGTGCGCCTTACGACTCGCGAAGCGGCAACGACTCTCCACTTTGGCCGACCGTAAAAATCAAGATAGGTATTACGGATGAAGAAATTGAGCCTGACGGCCACGGCGTAGTTACGGTATGGCGAAATCCGATAAATGGCTCGGAAGCTGAGAAAACAAGCGAAAAAATTAAAGTCTACTTGGATTGGATGCATGGCGACCAGAGCATACCTGAAAACACAGAAGTTCTGTGCATTGAGTTTCCAGATGAAAACCTTTGGCGAGTCTTTATTGACAACGACCCTAAAGGCGTGGTGTTAGAGCGTTGTAGCGACAAAAAAACAATTGTCGCTTACGACATAAAAATAAATGACTTCTACGGAAATCTGTCTGACAATATTGGAGCGGTTGTACGGCTGCGAGACTCAGCGTTTTTTGAAACTGATTGCTGGACGGTATTGCGGGAGTCTGATTGCGTACCAGAGATTTGTCCAGATGTTTGTTTAGTTACATCAGATTGCAAAACTTGCTACGGCTGCTACAGGCTGCGTCAGTGCGACGATCCGTCAATTGAAATCATTACAGAATCTAACAATCTTTGCATCGAACACGACAAAGGGGGCGGTTTCCCGTTTGATGTGATTATCGACTTTGGTGCTGTGGTAATCCTTGACGATGGGCTTTGCTACACAGTAGAAGAAGCTGAAAATTGCATTGGATCGCAATCAGTTACAGTCATAGGAGTCGCTGAAAATTGCAATGCTTGTCATGAATGCTGGAGGCTTGAACTGTGTCCTCCTGATCCAAATTTCCCTCAATCGTTTCCAGATGAAACAATTTACATTTACAAAGACGGTCACGACTTGTCAGAGGGTGACGTAGTAAAGTATGGGGGTAAGTGCTACAAAGTTTATGACAATGGAAGTTGTCCCGAATCGGCTTTTCGGGTTACTACCACCTTAGAAAAATACGATGACTGTGATGAGTGTTCAGGGTCAGGCTGTTATGAATTTTTATCGTGTTCAGAAGGTCAGTACGACAGCATAATAGTTCGGTCGGCAACAATGCTTGATTTGGACAATGACGAATCGGATCGAGACGGGTATGTAAACGTAGACCTAGACCAATACATTGGCAGAGTTGTGCAGACTGCTGACGGTAAATGCTACACAGTTCAGAAAATATACGAGGGCTGTGATAGTGCGTTGGATGTTGTGATTGTTGAGGAATATGAGGAATGCGAATGCTGTGGCGTTTACCTGATGGAAGGTTGCTACGGGGCAGAAGACATCTACACCTATGATGACTTTTGTTATTACATGCAAAAAGGTGGAGGGCAACTGTTTAAGAGGGCTGAGGATGGCCTTTGCTACATTCTTCGAGAACTGGATCAAACAGGAAAGATCGGCGTTCCATTTACAATTGAACTTGAATGGGGGCAGGGTGCGACTTGCGATTATTGCGAAGAACCTACCTATACGTTAACGCCAAACTGCCCTGATTGTGACACAATTACCGGCGGTGCTAGTGAATGCGACTCAGAGATTGGTACTCCAGTTGCAGGAAAACCAACTGCAACGACCGAATGCACAAACGAAAATTTGCAAAACTATGTCGGTCAGTACATCAAAATTGACGGGGTGTGTTATCACGTTTCGCCTGCCGATCCGTCCTGTGATGTAACCTTGCCAGCACCGTTGCAATTTACTGGAGGGTTTTCGGATTGCGATGCTTGCCAGAAAACTTGCCTTTGGGTAGTCACTGATGTTTACATCAAATACAACCAAATCCGTAAAACGAGAAAACAAATTATTGTTGATGCAATTTGTAGAGAAGACGATGAACTAATTATTGACATTGAGGATTGCCCATAATGGGACTGAACAAGATACGAAGGTTTGACCGTGGAGATCATATTCTTGTCATAAACGTGGCAACGGGGGAAAAGTCCGTAGAGCCAAAGGAATCGCCAAGCCTAGCGAGAAAGGCTGCGAACTTTGCTAAGGCGGCTGCAAGGCAAGCGTCTCACGGAAATCCAAAAGTGTCACTTGAAGTGCTGAATAGAAGATATGACAAATGTGTTAATTGCCCAGACGGATTGTTTGCCGAAATAGATCGAAAGGACGTGCCGAAAAGGTTAAAAGATGTGGAAGTGGTTGGAACGTGTATGCACCGGAAATGCGGCTGCTACATTCACAACACAGAAACATTTCCTAACAAGCTTTGGTGGGGAACTACGTCGTGTCCTAAAGGTCATTGGGGAGCGACGTAATGCCTTTGTTTAGAGGGGAGGGAGGTGGTCTTTTAAGGCTTCCATCAACCAATAAATTGATGCGTGCGCCAACTGGAGAATGCTGTTGCGAAGAATGTGATTGTTGTGTTGCGTTTAAAGATGTGACGTTAGGTGGTGGAATGGTAATTAACGACATCGGGGTGCAATCTACCTCGGACATGTCAACAAACATCCACGAAACTGCATACTGCGACCAACAAACTTGGACATTTACAATGACAATCATTAACAATACGGGAATGCCGTGGAATGCAGCAATGCAAGGGTATACTTGGATTACTTATTTGTTGTCTGATTTCGAGTTTGTTTCGGCATCACCGACTGAGTATTCACAGACAGACAACGGATCAGACGAAACTATCCTTTGGGATTACAATTACACAACGAGCGAAACTAAGACATTTACCGTGACGTTTAGGAAGAAAAACTGCGGAGTGGGTCAAGAATACGACATAAATGGCGGCGTTCAGCAAGGCAAGGACGCTGAACTGACGATTGAACATATTACATGTAGCTAGAAGGTAGACAAATGCCGATCACAATATCTTATGGAAATCCAGCCTTGGTAGGGGCAGCTTCGTTTGCGATAGGCAGAGAAAAGGGAAAGATGAAAGCGGGCGCAAAGGCCGCAGACATGGCCCAGGGAATGCTAGATCGGCGTGACAAGAAACGAGATGACGAGCGTGACAGGTTTGACAGGCTTAACAAAGAAGCAGCTGACAGGAACCAGAGGTTTGCTACAGAACAGGGCCGGCTGGCTGATAGTGAAGCAGATCGTCAGTCTCGGCAGAATATTGCAACTGCCAAACTTAATCAGGATATGCAGAATAAAGCAGATCGCTTTAAGCAATCGCAAAACGAAGCTGCTCAAAAAGAACTTGATGATTGGGGCAAAAGAGATCGTAAAAGAAGAGAGGATTGGGCCAAGAAAAACCAAGGCGGTTCAGATGTTTTTGGACAACCTTCTGGAGAATACCAGACTCCTGATTGGGACCCTCGTCCTTCAGGTCCTAGCTTTGACGGCATGGGTGGCGGTGGATACGGCGGCATGGGTGGCGGTAATGATTTTCCACTTCCAAAGGGTGCGGTGGAAATGGGGCCTGCAATGGGGCCTGGAATGGACCGTGGAATATACTATGAGAATTTGCGTCCTCGTACTCCTCAAGAACGAATAACGCAAGGTCGTCCAGTTCCTGAAGGGCCAATACCTTTAGAAGCTCCAGCTGGCGACCAGCCTCCACAGCAGTACGGCCCGATTGGCGGTGGTGAGTGGGAAGTTGAAATGGGGCTTACTCCAGAGCAACAGCAACGTCTACAGCAGCTGAGAACATATAAAGGTCAGATAACCTCTAACCCCACATTAGATTACGACCAAAAAGTGGAAGCATTAAATAATGCCGACATAATGATAGAAGAAGCAAGTGTTCCTCAAGTCGTTCCTAAGCAGCAGAACAGGCCGAAAACAGCTTGGGAGCAAGAAGTGTTTCAAACTCCACAAGGTCCAGTCACGATAGGTCCTGATGGAATGCCTACGTTTATGCAGGGTGCTAGAGAAACTCCTGAAGAGAAGAAACAGCAAGAAGCACAAGCACTTGGTTTAGCTTTTGCCAATCAAATGAACCCAGATGGCACTCCGCGATACAAGCCGGAGGAAATCCCATTTGCCGTTGCTTCTGCAATGGACGGCAGTCCAGGCGAAAGGTTGAAAATGCCAACTCCGTTTGAAAAAGCACATCCTGATTACACAACAAACCAGATGGGTGCGTACATTTCTCCAGTCATGGCCGAGGCTGATGCTGTTCGAGACATGCAAGGACTTGATCCTGAAAAGTACAACGTTTCGATCAATAAAAGCGGTGACGGTCGCGCCCAGTTGACTGTGCATGAGAAAAAACAAAAGCCACTTCCTGACATGGAAAAAGAAGAAAAGCCAAAGGTTGAATCAAGGGCTTTGTCTTGGGAGGATTACAGCAGTAATGAGGCTAGAAGGCTCGACGCTCAGAACGCTTTAGGTGGCGGTGAAAATATTACTCAAGATCAAATAGACGAATATCTTGAGGATCAGTACGACAAATATGTAGAAAGGGCAGAGCAAAGAGCTGCTGCCCGAGCTGGTGGCGGTAGCAGTGCCAGTGTTCCTTCTGCGGGATTGCCGGACTACGACACGCTAGAGTATCCAGATGGTACGCCAGTTGTCTCGTTTGCTGACAAAACAAAAGGAATGACAGGGTCAGCACCACCGGAACAAAAAAATCCAGTGTTGGATAGTGCAATAAAAGCGACTGGAGGTGGACCTGCACCTGTGCCGGAAGCACCTGCACCTGCACCGGAAGTGCCGCCAACTGCCCCTGATCAGGCACAGCCGCCACTAAATGCTATGGGGATGGAGTCCGCTCCTGCACCTGCACAGGCTCCAGCGGCTGCACCAGGTGCGGCCCCAAGAGTCCCTGGTCCGTTTGAAAAACCAAAACCTAGAATGTCAGGAAAAGAAGCTCTCGGGCCAACATCTTCAGCTAAAGAGAGGGACGATTATGACAGAGAAACAAACCAGAGAATGCTTGATTACTATCACAACAATCTTGAGTTGACCGATGATATGACCCCCGAGCAGGTAAATGCTAAGCTTGATAGTTTGAGCCAAGAAGAGCTTACGGAGTACATGACTGCACTCGGGTTAATCATAGAAATTGACAACAAATACAACAGCAAGTAAGAAAAATGCAAGATCAGCAAAATAACCAGCAAAACGCTATGCAACAAAGGCTAATGCAGGCAAGGGATCTGTATAAGCAAAAGACCGGCGTGGACTTTGAAAGCAAGCCTGAAGACGCTGGGCCAGCCGTGGCCGTTGCTGAGCCACCTGTGGTAGAAAAGCAGGCTCCCAAACCCGAAGCAATTGTTCCGCAGCAACAGGCTCCGCAGCAACAGGCTCCGCAGCAACAAATGAGTGCTACGGATTTGTTTCAGCAAAGAGCGATCGAAAGGTGGAACAAGAAGGTTGATGCTGAGGAGAGCTTTAAGCTTGAGTCAAAGTTTTACAGGAAAGACAGAAAAGAAAAGCCCGAGCAGGAAATGCCGAAAGAGGGTGAATACTTTCTTGATGCAGACGGCCAGCTTCGACGAAGAGAGTCTGGCAGGTTTTACCCAACCCCAGAACAGGAAAAGGGCCGAACTTTACAAGACAAAAAAGAAGAGGAAATTAGAAAAAGAAACATGGAAATAGGCAACTTTAGTAAAGTTGTTCCAGATTCTTACATAAGCCCTGACACAGAAGCCGAAAGAACTAGGAGGTTAGATAAAGAGTTAAAAGAATACTGGGCCAAGAAAAAGGGAACCGCCCCGCTAGAAACTCCTGAAATTCCAGAGGGAATGTACATGGGCTTGGACGGCCTGGGCCATTACTACAATACCGACACAAGAGTTTCAAAGGAAGAGTTCAAAAAAGCCAACCCTGATGTAGATATTGACAGGATACAAGGCGAATACTTTGCTGGAATTATGCAAGAAGCAAAGGAAGATCAGCTTAAGTTCACCGGCAAAGGAAGTGCAATTTCGGGTGACGAGCAAAGCTGGGGAGGGTATCTTGGCTCAAAGACTCCTTGGATTGGATCGGCAATGGAGATTGGGGCGTTGTTGGCTCTCAAGCCTCACTTCGATGCAATCGAGGACGGCACAGCCACAAGAAGAGATTACGTTGTTGCTGGTAGATACCTAGCAGAGCTGGAAAAAGAAGAAGGAAAAGGTTGGTGGCGTGGCGTTGGGGACATCGTTGCCGACATGCCGGCATTCATGATTGAATTTGCAGCTGCCGGAGGCGGTGTTGCGACTACAACTGCCAAGAAGGGATTGAAGACTGCGATTGAGTCGAGTGCGAAGATGACCGCCAAGGAGCTTTTAAAAGCTGGTGGTAAGGTAGCAGCAAAAGGTGCAGCCAAAATTGGCAAAGTTACCCTTAAGCAGCCGCACAGGATAGCAGAAGCTGCCGTTCGTGAATCAATGCCAGAGCCGACATACGACGAAGCAACAGGCAGGATTACTTTTGAGGGTGGCTCTGATAACTGGGCAAGAAATGTTGTAAGAGGAACGCTTGATACTGGAATCGAGACAGCTTCGGAAATGTCTGGTGGATACACGGCTGGACTGATCGGCAAGGCCATGAGCGGGGCCGTTAAGCCAGTAAAGAAGGTACTAGACAAGGTTGCACCAAAAACTATCAAAGGTGCGCCTAAGCCTGCAAGGCTGGACAAGAAGATGTGGACGCATGAAATAGCTGCGTTTCAAATGAAAGCTCGGGTCGCCTTGCAGAAGAAGATCAACAAGGTTGCCAACCCAAAAGTCAGGGAAGGAATACAAAAGGTTTTCAATGCTGGTGGTTACAACGGTATCATCGAGGAATACGGTGAGGAGCGATTAGCAGAGCTGCTAAGAAAAGCAACGGCGTTGTCCGAGTACACTGATTTAGATACAGATTTGGGACAGACTGGCGAGTTTTTCCAAGGTGCATTTGATGTTGCAACCGCAGGCAATTGGCAAAAGCTCGGCGACTTTGGCTATCACTCTGCACAGCAACTGGCTGCGTTTTCGGTTTTCCCAGCTGGAAGTATGGCAGCGGAAGGTTTGTCTGCTCTGGATCGTGCGCCAAGCGGAAGGGAATGGAGAAAGCTTGTTCTAGGCACTGACACAGATGGCTATTTCCCAAGTCGAAAAGTAAGAAAACAGCAGTGGGAGGCAACAAAGAAAGCTCAAGAGGCCATGAGGGCCGGATCTGCTCCTATTTCGAGGGTTCCAGTAAGTGCTAAGATTCCTGGGCTTGTCGATACACGGCCTGAAGCAATTGAAGACAAGCCTGATGTAATTGATCACGGAAAGGATGTTCCTACTAGGCAGTTGTATGATGCGGAAGGGAAGCCATACACGCCAAAAGCGGTAGTGAAAGAACGAGCTGAAAAGGCAAGGAAAGCTGCACAGCAAAAACAAACAGAGTCTCGGGCAGCGGAAGGTACGGTCAGGCTTTCTCCCGAGGCCGCAGCCGTTAAAAGGCGGCAAGAGGTAGAAGAATACAAAAAGAGCAAGGTCGCCAAGCAAGCAGCAGCAGAGCGAGAAAAACTGAGAGCTGAAAAGAAAGATCGGCTTGATAAACTGCCAGCTGAGGACAAACAGTGGATCAAGGACACAGAGGATCTTATTAAGTCAAATCCAATCTTTGAAGGTTCGGAAGTTGACATTGACATCGTTGATGGCAAAAAAACGGCCACGGTTACGCGGGAAGATGACCGGTCCGTTGTGTTCCACTATGACAAAGCCAGAACAGACAGGATGATCTGGAACCCTAAGCCAATGGCTGGTGCGCCAAAAGGGCAAATTCATTTAACGTCAGATGCAAGTCATACCGACATTAACAAGCAAGCAATTCCGTGGTTAGTTGCTGAAGGAGTTGTGTCGCAAGAAGAGATTCAAGCTTACCCTAACCTAGCCCAAGATTATGCTAAGTGGGCTAACAAAAGGTCGCTTAAAAAGGCCAAGATGGAAAAGGCCACTCCGCTCCAAAAGGTATTCCAAAAAATATACGACTTTTTAGAGCCAATCTTTACACTGCAAAGCAGTCTTTTCAAAGACTTGGAAAAGCGTCGATCAAAAAGTTTAATGACAGACGAAATGCAGGAAGCAATCCATGTGGCACAGGATGCGTTTCTTGCCAAATCTTTACGAGGAAAAACGCCACCCTCAATGCCTGGCTCAAAGAAACCGCCAAAGCAACCACAGACCTACAGGAGTGGAAAACCAAGACCTGTTTGGAACCCACGGGAACCAGCAACAAAGGCAGAGCAAAAAGTTGCTGATTTTATGAAAGCTCGCGGTAAAAAGTTTGCGTTTCTTGACACCCCAAGAGAAGCAACTGAGCCAGCTGGTGTCCACATGACTGACTCGGGGTATGTCTTCTTGTTTCAAGGACTTGCAGATGAGGTAAATCGGGATTTCTTGTCTGGCAAAAACTTGTTGTGGAACGTGCTAGGCCATGAAGTTGCTCACCAGACAAAACTTGACGCGGCAATGCCTTACAATTCCAAGTTTTACAGAGCAAGAAGAAAGCAATGGCTAAAGTTAAATTCAAAACTTGATGCTTACAGAGAATTTGCTGAGAACGCTGGAGAGCTTGATCCAAGTATTCCTCGGAAAGACTGGTCATACGAAGAACAGCAGATTGGAAAAGAAGTCCAAGCCACCCTCGCTGGCGAATTTATGAGCAATCCGTTTTTCAGGAAGATGCTTAAACAGAAAGAGCCTGGGGTCTACGAAAAGCTCAAGAAAAAGATCTTGCAATCGGTCAACAGCTGGGGGCCTAAAGATCAGGCTAAAGAAATGGTGCTTGCAGAGTTCCGCAAAACCAAGGGCGAGAAAAAGCCGGTTGAGAAAAAGCCTCTTACAGCTGAACAGATGCAAATTATCTCAAAGGCATTTAAAGACAAAGAAAAGAACGACAAACTTAATCCAAAACCAACTGGTAAGTTTGCAGAAAAAAATCCTGATTTAATCAAAAAGCATTTTAGGACTGTTGACGATTTCAACGAAGCTGCCTTTGACTACATGATGATGCTTGATGCTGATCAAATGAAAAGGGAAATGGAAAGGGAAGAGGGTAAGAAAAAATCAGCTGGGTTAAAAGAAAAGGTCCTTCAAGGTCAAAAGACTTTAAAAGATCAATCGCTAAAGGAGTACTACCAAAACCATCCACACAGGAAGCTGATCCCAACCAGAGAAGAAGATGTGGTCGAGGTTTGTTTGATTGGCTGTGCCGCCAAGAAGTTTAAAGGCTGGCACAAAGGCATTGACTTGTACGACTCAAGGCCATTCAAGCAAAACGTGGAATATGCCGAGGGAACCGGAATGCCTTGGGGTATACTCTCGGCAAAATTTGGGTTCATGGACCCATACCGAGAATACCATGACTATGACGCTGAGCTTGACACTCAAGAAAAAAGAAATGCTTTTGGTCCGAAAGCTGTTGAGCGTGTGTACGAACACCTTAAGAACCTTGGGGTTGACGTTGAGAATAGGCAGATCAAGTTTACGATTACAGCTCCAAAAAATTACGCAAAGGCGTTTGAAGATTCCAGAGACTTTACGCACGAAGTTGAAATCCCGATGCAGGGGATGGGGCAGGGCAAGCGAAACCAGTGGCTAACTGAGCAGATTAAAGAGCAAAAAGAGCGAAAATCTTTGCTAGAAAAAGATCCAGTTGACTCGCAAATGTTAGCCGATAATCTTGCAGCGATTGAAAGAGAAGAAGCCAGGCGGAAGGCAGAAGCAAAAAAAAGGCAGATGCCGGATTATTTTACAAAGGATGATAATGACAATAACCAATCGTTTATTGAAATGCTTGATCAAATTTCAAGGGAAGATCCCAAGCAATACAATAAAGCAATTCGCGAACCTCTTCAGGACTTTATGCTTGGCATCAAGACTCCTGAAAATTCCGAAGTAGCAAAACTTGAAGGAAGCCAGTTAGACTCTCTTGCGCAGTCTTTAACAAACCCTGTCCAGGAATGGCTTTTTGATTGGAATCAAGAAAATCTTCCTATGCTTCAACTGGACACTGTAGAAAAATTGGCAAAGGCGTTAGCTGTTGAGCTTAACAAAACTCAGACTAAACAAATTCCATTTAGTGATTACGTGCCTGCCAAGCGTAAAGATGAAGTTTACGAACTGTTGCTAACTGACTTTATATCTGGCTCCGGATTGCCTATCCCTCTGATGCGAGCAGTTAGAGCCGTGGCCCCTAAAATTACCGATGACGCTAATTTTAAAAATTATCACGACGCGATCATTGGGAGAAAGGGCGGGCTTTACAAAGATAAGTTTAAGCCTACGGATCCGGTTGCTAAGGATGTTGTTGGGCAGCTTGTAGACAAAGGCGACTACTTGGAAATTCCAGAAGGTTTGACCTTAGATTCGACTGCCAAATACAGTGACGAACAAACTGCTTTGTATGACAAGGCCATAATTGCGATTAAATTGGCAGACACTGCCTTAAAAGAAGCTAATAAATCAGGCTTGTCTTTTGCTGAGGAAGCAGGGGAAGCCGCTCAAAATTACCTCGACGACATAGAGATCAAAAACAAGGAAAATAAAAAGCTTGGCTTGCCAGCTGTTAATGATCCTTACGAGGGTGATTGGTCCTATCTTGCCGAAACAATTGAACAGTTTTTGTATAAAAATTCTGGGCTTGAAGATAAAGGTGACTACATTGAGATTCCCTTTGGTTTTGATTTCTTAAGACCGACAACTCTTAACCATATAACACCAGACATCGAGTTGCAGGCAGGAGAAGCGGCTGATCTTGCGGAGAAATTGTATGTTCAGCATGCTAACGAAATGCCAATTGAAAATATTGCCGACATCGCTGACGAAGAGGTGATGGCTGATATTGGGGTTCTTTTAGATACGCTTTACATGGAGGAATTTAATGAAACTCCTTGGAGCGAAGATGCCGATCTTGAAGATTTTGATAGAGACCCGTGGGATTGGAATGTTGAAGACCGAGATGCTGTTGCAGATAAGATTGAACTGACTGTTTTTAATTACTACAAAAAGCTTGTAAAGGCTAAGCAAGATCCAACAGAATTAGAAAGTTACGAAGTTCCAGAAGAAGAGCAAGTAGAAGAGGAGCAGGAAGAAGAGCAGGTAGAACGAGAGCAGGGAGAAGAGCCTCAGATCTATACTGACGAAGACGGGAATATAAAGTATGACAGATTAAGCGACACCGCTTTGTATAGAGGGATTACGAACGGAGGCAGGCTAGACAATCAAGAGTCAAGAAAGGAATTTGCTAAAAGAGGTGTAAACTACGGCGGTGTCCAGGTTTATATAGGTTATGACGAATTTCCTATAGGGGCTGATAAAAAGGGTGGATATGGAAAATGGATAGACTCCAAGCAAAAAGTTGGGGATGCCAAGGATTCGTTAAGCAAGGCAATTAAGAAATACGCTTCTCAGCTGGATAAGCTAATTGTTAAAGAAGCAGAAAAACTTGGCGTTCCAAAGGGCCGAGGAAAGCTTGGTTTGTCTAAGGCGAAAAAATACTTGGAGATGTTGAAAAAAGCGGAGGAGACGGCTGAAAAAAATCCTAAGCTTGACAAGCTAAGAAATGAGATTGAACAGGCTGAGCAAGAGCTGGAAAAAGCTGCCGGTGCGGACGAAAAAGCAGAGTATGAATTTTATTCTGGAATAGACACAGCAGATGTTGATTGGAAAAAGGAGCGGCCTGACATAGATTTTATTGGAACAGAGTTTCTTGAAGGCAAAAAGCTGGTCCGGCTTAAAGGTCTTACAAAAGGCTTTCACATGGACTACCACAGCCACAAAATGTTTTATGCAGACAAGGTAAAGCTTGGAAAGTTTGATAAGAAAAAACTAAAATACGAAGTCATGGATTTGCAAGGTAATCCAATTGGGTTTTTAAGCCGCTGGGAAATTGCCAATGATTATATGACAGAAGAGCAAGCAGAGGAGCAACGCATCCTTGAGGCCGATCATTTGCAGGCCACAATTGAGTCGCAGAAGCTCAAAGATTCTAAAAAGCCTAAAAAGAAACCTGTTAAGAAAGTTACCCTTAAACAAGCAAGGGAAAGCATTAGAAAAGAAGATCCGGCTTCCAGCTGGTTTGCTGGTCTGAGGATTGAAGCAAAGAAGGTCAAGGCAAAGGCTGTAAAAGACATTGAGTTTAGCGAAGAAAGATTCGGAAGAATTCCAAAATCAACACTTGAATACTTTGACGGCAAAGTGCAGGCTTGGCAATACTCGGGAATAAAAGTAGGTGACACTCGCAGTCCAAAGTGGGCTTCAATCAATGCTCACTATGAAGAAGATAAAGTTAAAAAAGGCGTTGAGTACACCCAAATCAAGACTAAAAAGCATTTAATGTACATTCCGGATGCGGAGGGTTCTGAAAGCAAGAAAGAAGAGAGAAAAGCGTTTTACGTCGGAACTTTTGATAATCTTTTGGATGCAAAACATTTTGCCGTAATGGTGGAAAGGTTAGGTGTAGTCACACACAAAGCTTTTGTTGGAGAAATGTCAGATGACATGAAGGCAGAGCAGTCAAAAATGCAAGCCGTTTATGAGACGTTTGTTCAAATGAGGACAAACAAAAACTTTGACACCGACATTTTAGAAAAAGCGTTTGTCAGGGAAATCGACACCAAGCGGCTGGAAAGTATCAGTCCATACATGCCCGATCCAGAGATCGAGGCAGACATATACCTAGATGCTATTGATCTTGGTGATCAGGGCCTGAGACACCGGATGAGCAAGGTTGGCCTGGCTAAAGTTAAAGAGCTTGCCAATATTGCTCCTGAGTTTAGCTTTAATCCAGTTTTTGTCGTAAACCAAGACTACGATCTTGAGTTTCAGGGATTTACAAATTTCAAGTTTAGGCTGGATCTGTTTAATCTTGACGTTGATGAATTAAAGGTTGGGCAGACGGTCGGGATCAATCTTCCTTCTATTGGAGTGAAGAAGATAACAAACCAGTCTGTCGCAGAAGAAAAGATAATTAAACTCCTTAAAGGCTTTGCTGCATTTAGTGATTCTGAAGCTAGAGAAATAATATCAAAAATTCCGTTTGACTCTAAAAAGCTGCAAAATGAAATATTGGATCGACAAGGAAAGCTTGAACAAGCATCTGTGGATTACAACAGAATGCAAGCAAGAGAAAAGGTTCGCATCGCAAAAGAGCAGCAGCTGCCAGACGACTCGCCGGATATTCGGTCGACTTATCAGATAAGGCCACCTTCAAAAGGGTTAAAAGCGAAGCCGCAGGGAAGTCCACCTCGCGTTCCACAGCCCGGATCTAAAGGTCTTAAGCCACAAGGCCCGTTAAGCAACGCTGCCATCAAGCAGCTCTTTGGTTTGCAGGGGCCAGAGCTTTACAAGATTGCAAAGATATTGATGGCTGGAGGCCCTTTAGATGTCAAGAAGCTGCGTGGCGCACACGGAATGTTCCGTTATGAGGTCGGCACGACAAACATGGATATTTTGATTAACCCAACCACAGCTGAAAACGAGCAAGCATTGCTTCAGACTCTGGCTCATGAAATTGGTCATCTAATTGATTACGTTCCCGAGCTGCTTGCACTGTCTAAGAAAAACAATAAAGGCAATCTGCTTGCAAGGCTCGAAGTACTAAACAACATGTTAAGTAAGCAGCAAGGGTTTTTGCCGTACATGGTTGAAAAAGACAGGAGGAAAATTAAAAGACAAGCCGAGAAGCAGGCTGGCCCAGGCGCAAGTCGAGAAACCATTCAGCGTATTTACGAGGACATGCTTATAGCACAGGGCATACTTCCTCTTACAAGAATCAGGCGAGAGCTAATAGAAGTCACAAAGGCTTGGAGTGGTGACTACACGGGGCTTCCTAAATGGTACGTCAATTACCGAGAAAGTCCGGCAGAGCTGTACGCAGAAGCATTGTCGATGTTTTTGAATAGCCCAGGCGATCTCGAAAGCATGGCTCCGACTTTTTACAACGCTCTCATAGACTATATGAACCGGAATCCCGAGTTTTTAGATGCTTATTCAGATGTTCAGCTGATGATGAATGGCAGTGACAAAGATTTATCGGCTCAAAGAACCGCAGATCTGAGAAAAATGTTCCGCGATGCTGGCGCACACATTCATGCTTTAGGAGAAGAAAAGAAAAAGACTGTAAAAGACAGTGTTCGTGGTATGGTTTCGTATTTAAGCCAATACGGGCTGGATAAGCATGCCGCTGTCACCCTGAAAATGGGCCGCAGAAGCCCTGTAGGAGTTAATCAGGCAGACAAAGATGCAGCAAGGTTTGCCTTGGATGAGCTGTTCACCATGAACTCAGACAACAATAAATTTGTTCGTGAGGTTAAAGATACAGTCGTTGATCCATTGAAGAAGTATTACATGGAAAACGGCACTAGAGAGATGGGGAAAATGACAGAAGAAGAGGCAGGGTATCACGCACAAGATGACCTTGGATTCTTTCTGTTCAGGCAAAGAGTTGTCAATGGAGATCGACAAGACAAGGCAAACCCCTTTGCAACTACCCCGACATCGGCAAAGCAAGACTTAGTAAACATGGAAGCTAGGCTTGGCACAGATGCTTACGATGAGCTTCAAAAGCTTGCTTTAATGTTTCACGATCTTGTTTTCGAGGCGAGCGAAAATGCTGTGGCAGAGGGCGTGTATAGCCAGCAAGCAATGGACGAGATCATTGAACCAAACAGGGATTACTATGCCGCGTTTAGGGTTACAAAGTACATAGAAGACCCAATGTACATCCCAGCTGGAATAATGAAGCAAGTTGGTACGTTTGATGGCGTTGAAAACGTGTTTCATTCAACCATGCTTAAAGTTGTCTCCTTGAATCGTTTGACAAAGCTTAATAAGGCTAAAAACAGAGTCAGAGTTTTCTTGCAGAACAATTTTCCAGACGAAATAACAAAGGTCCCGACTTATTACGTCGGGCCAGGCAAACCAAGGGAGCCAAAGGGGAAACCGAAAGCTGGTTACGAACGAATAGTTGAGCTTGTCGATGGCAAGCCTGTTTGGTGGGAAGTTGATAAGTCTATTGCAAAGTCGTTTGAAACGTCAGATATAGGCGGTCTTGATACAGTAGTCGGAGTCATGAACTCATGGACCTACAAGGCTTTTCACCCGTTGTTTGTGACGTACAACCCTGGCTTTATTATTAAAAACCCAGTAAAAGACCTTCGCCGAACGTATGTCAACCTTGGTTCAATTTACAAGGTCAGCATGCTGGAATTGTTCGCCGAGCAGATCAAAGCTGTGCCAGCTGCGTATCGTCGCACGAAGGGCATCCTTGATCCAGTTGTAAAAGACATGCTGGACTCTGCGGCAATTGATATTCCGTTTGTGGGAAGAGATGCTGGCAAGCGGATGTTGCAAAGTGAGGAAAACAGCCTAGTTGCCTACGACAACATGCTTAAAAATGCAGGGCTGATGGAGGTACGCAAAGGGCGGCTGGAAAGCATTCCGTACCTTGGAAGAGTTTTCAGGGCAATTGAAGCAGCTGGAGAAATTACTGAAACAGCCACCAAAATCGCTGGTTGGCGGGTAATGGAAAAACGAAATGTTCCAATTCAGGAAAGAGCGTTTAACGTGCGAGCTTACGTGGGAACACCTGATTATAAGAAATCGGGTCTTTTCACCTCGGTTACTAACGGTGTTTTTATGTATTCACGGGTCAAGTGGAACGGCCTGCAAGCCGACATGAACCTTGCTACGCACTCGGACACTGCTTCGGGGTGGTGGTGGAGACAACTCATTACAACGATCATGCCAACCTCGTTTACTAAGCTTACAGCCTATGGCGGGGGATCGGCGTTAATGTACTTCATGCTGGGGCTTGATCCAGATGACGAAGAGGATATGGACAGCTTTTTAGGTCAGACCGTTTTGTGGTTCCATGAAAACTACAGGCGATACGGTTCGTACTGGACGCGGGCCTATGATTCAATACCGCTTGGACTTGACGAAGAATCTAAGGCTTTGTTTCTTTCAATTCCTCGCGACGAAACAAGCAAGCTGGTTGCAACGGCTTACGACCATTTCACAGATTTAATAATGCTGGGCCTTGGGCAGGACATTAAATCGGGAAAAACCACAGGGCAAGTTGCCGGTGATCTTTTTGCAGGGGTAACTTGGGATGCAGCGGCTCCTTCGTTGTCGCCCACACTTTTAATGTTAGCAAAAAATGGTCAATATTTGCTCGACAAGCAGCCGTATGATGATTTTAGAGACAGGTATATTGTTCCTGATCTCCATTGGCAGGCAGGCGGGCATCATGCCGCACTTAAAATGCTTCAATGGAACATACAGCAATTTGGTGCGCCTGGACAAGCAGTTGGGTATCTCATGGACCTGGCTGAAGGAGATGCGGCTGAAACTACAATTTCCGAAGCTGCTTTAGAGGCGGCTGGTGCGTTGACTGGCATTGGATCTTTAATTCGACGTACTGATACGGGCTTAAAGGCTGAAGAATACGCAAGGATTGAAGTGCAGCAAAGGCATGACGCTCAGTTTAGATTGAGTCTAGGTTATAAAGCCTATAGCTTGGCAACTGAGCTTAATACGCTCAACCGAAAGGAAAAGTCAACAAGTCTTGGGTTAAACGAAAAAGACAGAAAGCGAAAATACGACCTAGCTTTGTATGGAAACTATGTTTACGAGCCAGCTAGAATGGCTATCAGAGAGGCTGATCTTGCAGCAGACACACAAAAAGGAAAATCGTTACGCAAAAAACTGCTAAATACAGCCGAGTTAGCAGACAAAGGCCAGCTGCCTACGCTGGCAAAGTTTGATGCAGACAAAAAGGATGACATCACATGGGGTTTGTCTAATGCTGCGTACAAAGGAGCAACAACTCCCCCAGAAAGAAAAAACTATACAACCGATGGGGGCTTTGAAAAGTCTGTTGCAGAATACAACGAGAACCAAGATGCTATGATCGAAAGAATGAAGCATTTCTTTCCAACGGAAAAAGAAGCGATAGATGCGTTAATGTATCATTTCCGGTTTGATAGGGTCGACGACAACGGCAAACCGACCAGAAATAAGTACCAAATTAAGTATTTAGAAGCATACGACAAACGCAGAAAACAAATAATTCGGATTTATCGCACTCCAAACAAAGGACTTAAGCAAAAGTAGCAGCATTTTGCTTGCATAAAAAAAGTTTGGTCTATCGACTTGACTTAGTTCGTTCAGCCAGGTTAATCTTTGGCAACCAAGTTACAGGAAGTTTTTTGGAGGAACGAATGCTTGTTTTATCAAGACGGGTGCTTGAAGAGATTGTTATCAATTCAAACATCAAAGTCACTGTTGTTGAGATAAACGGAAATCAAGTCCGTATCGGAGTCGAGGCTCCAAGCAATGTCTCAATCTTACGAGGTGAGCTTTTAAATCACGGGGGCAACTCCGATGACTAAAGAAAGGCTTACTCACAGTCGGATGCAGTCTTTTAAGCTGTGCCGCAAAAAGCACTACTACGAATACGAAGTAGGCATAAGGAAAGAAACCGACGCGAAGGCGTTGCGAATGGGCCATGCTGGTCATGAAGGCTTGGATCAGTTGAAAAAGACCAACCTGATTGATGTGGCTTGCCAAGCCGTTAAAGACGAGTACAAAAATTGTCCACCGGAAATATCTCAGTATGACTGGGAGATTGAAGAACAGACAGTTTTAACTCTTCTCGAAATGTACAATTGGTACTGGCACTATTGGTCTTTGAATGAGCATGAGCCGTTTAATGTAATTGTTTCAGAGGCATCATTTGACTTTCCGCTTCGCAACCCAAAAACAGGGTACGCGGCAAAAAACTTTGATAGAGCTGGCAAAATTGACGGCATTATCAAAAAGAACGGAAGGAAGCTTGTCCTGGAACATAAGTTTCTGGGCGAGGACATTAGCCATGGTGGCAGCTTTTTTGAAAGGCTTCGCTTGGATCAGCAATGCACAAACTACGTTGATGCAGCCAACAGCCTATTCGACAATGTTGATGGCGTGTTGTACGATCTGATTCGCAAGCCGACGATTCAGCCAACCGCAATTCCTGTGCTGGACGAAGACGGCAAAAAGATTGTCTTAGATTCAAGCGGAGAGCGTGTTTACAACAAGGACGGCAAAACCTATCGCCAGTCAGCAGACAAAAAGCTTGGCTACGAGATTGTCACTCGGGATATGACCGTTGAAGAGTGGGGCCTGAAGCTTGCAGTTGACATTGAAAAACGGCCCGACTTTTATTTCCAGCGTCATGAAATAGCTCGCTTGGAAAGCGACATACAGGAGTTTCGTGAGGAAGTCTGGCAAATACAGCTGGATATTAGAAGTCACCAGCGGTCTGGGAACTGGTACAAGACGGTTAACAAAGGCAGCTGCACGTACTGCCCCTTTACCTCGTTGTGCTTAAATAGGTCACAGATCGACAAAAACACTCAGCCCTACGATTACCCTGAAGGGTTTGTCAAGCTGGAAGACGTGCATCCGGAGTTGGGCTAATGTTGTTTGATAAATTTTCACAAAATGACCCAAAGCCATTGGATGCAAAGTTTGATGGCAGTGATTACGACGACAAGGTGGACCGCCGAAGACTGGCCGGTCAGATCTTGCGAGTTTATGAGTGCATGAAAGATGGTCAGTGGCGAACGGTAAATGAGGTTCATCAAGTTACCGGCGACCCACACGCTTCTATCAGCGCACAGTTGAGGAATTTACGGAAGCCTAAGTTTGGTTCATATAATGTTGTGAAACGAATCAGAGGTGAACGAAAAGATAGTTTGTACGAGTATCAGCTTTTAACCCAAAAAGGAACTTTAGAATGTCAACAGCACCAAAGTCAGTTGCAAGCCGGCCAGCCAAAAAATACGCCGAAGGCCACCGTCCCCAAGCAGCTAAAACGCCAGCTGTCTCAGGAGTAGTCAAGGGCGTGGTTTCCAATCAAGGCGAAAGGATTGGAATTTACGGAAGTGGAGGCATCGGGAAAACCGAGCTGGCCTCTTCGCTGGCTAAAGTCGGAATAGATCCGCTGTTTATTGATCTCGATCAGGGAAGCATGGGCCTTGATGTAGCCAGGGCAGTGTCGGGGGAAGATCAGCACCTTACAAGAACTTACCAAGAGGTTCGAGATGTGCTGCAAAACCATGAGTTGGTCTCCCAGTTTGGGGCCGTAGTGATCGACACGTTTACGACTCTTGAGGACAGGATTCGCGATCACGTCATTGCGACGGTTCCTCACGAAAAGGGCAAAAAGATTAGCTCGATCGAAGATTATGGCTTTGGAAAGGGCTTGTCTCATGTATTTGACCAAGCACTTTTAATTCTCAGCGATCTTGAGGCAGTTTGCCGGCTGGGTGTGCATGTTATTGTCATTTGCCATCAAGTCTCAGAGAAGGTTCCCAGTGTTGAATCGGAAGACTTCTTGGAATACCAGCCGCGTTTGCAATCTCCAGCAAAGACCGCAAAGCTTCGGGAACGCATGTTTGAGTGGTGCAACCATTTCTTCCGAGTTGACTTCGATCGTTTTGTTGACGGCGGTAAGGTTGCTTCGACAAACAAGCGAAGCATTCATACTGTCAAGACAACAACGGCGTGGGCCAAGCATCGGACAATGCCAAACGGCAGGCAGTTTCCCGAGTTAATTGATTTTGAAAAAGGCTCGTTTGGTTTGTGGGACATTATGTTTGGAGGTGCAGAATAATGGTTTCAAATAACACTCCCCCAAAGGGCGGCGTAGTTGACACCCCTGGCGAAGTAAAAAGAGCTGCCGTTGACGTGCTGAAGACGTTTAAAGATGCCTTGCACGAGCAGCATCATTTAGGCAGCGATCTTGAGAATTTGCGAATGATTAGCAATGTCGCTTATAAGTATTCAGAAGAAGTTGAGCAGGAGTTTCTGGAGATTGCTCGCCGACGACACGTTTTTGGCGGGCGAGACGATGAACAAGTATCTGGCGATTCAGAAAAGTCAATTGAGTTTATCGTTACAAAGATTGGTGCAGCAATTGTGCAGATTTGGTGTTCGGATTTGCATATTAAAATACAAGCTGAAGACAATTGAACAGCTGTTGGATGCTTGCCCGGGCTACCTCACGGATACCATCGGAGGATAGGCTGTCACAGGAAACGACGGCGGTCTGGGCAGGTTTTTTACGAAGTGGGTGGTTTAAGTAGTCTTTGATTATGGTCAAACAGTACGCTTAACTAAATTCCACCCACTTCGTTTTTTATTTTTTTTTAAATAAGGATTTTGTGATGCCATACATTGAAGAAGCAGGAACATTTCGTGGTGAGATCGTAGCCTACGGAGCCGAGGAAAAGGATTCTGGAAGTGTTGCTGTTAAGATTGAAGTTTTAATTAGCGATCACTTTGCCAATGGAGTTTGGAACGATTGGTCTGAACACAACATGATTGCAACTGGCCGAGTCTGGCTGATTGGCAAGAACGGCAAGATTATTAAGCGAAATGCTGAAGCACTTATGAACTATGCTGCGTGGGACGGCACTTTTAAGTCAATTACTGATGGAAACTGGGAGCCAGACAAGGTTGGAATTACTGTAAAAGGTGAGGAATACCCCGAAGGATCTGGTAAAATTTTCTACAGGATCGAATGGATTAATCCCTTTGAAAAGAAAAGTCACGCTGGCAATGGAAACTTTAGCACTGAGAAAAGCAATGCCCTGGATTCCAAGTACGGAAGCCAGCTGCGTGGCCTTGCTTCGGTTGCTAAGCCTAAGCAAGCTCCAAAGCCAAGTGTAGCAACCGATCCTGACATTCCATTTTAAAGGAGAGTAGCAATGCCAAGACCAGAATTAACTGGGCCAATCTCAGAGAAGGAAGCGCAGGAGCTTCGAGAATTTATCTTCATGAGACGGAGGATTGAAGAGCTTGAATCGCAATTGCTCAGAAGCCGACAAATGGCAGATATGTACTGGAAGATGTACGAAGAGCTGATGCTGAAAACGCGATCGGAGCGACCTCTTTCGGCTGGTGAGCTAACCCTCGCGGAGGGTCCTCTATGAAACGCGAAATTGCTCCCGAGGATGTTGAGCTTGTTTTTAGTTTTCATCATAAGCATCACCCACGGGAAAAGCTAAATGCTGAAAAACGAAAGTTGATTCGCCAACGGTTGAAGGAAGGTTACACGATTGCAGACTTGCGAAAAGCAATTATTGGAATCCACAACACGCCCCACAATCTTGGTCACAACGAAAGAAGAACAAAGTACCTTGGTTTGCACGTTTCGCTCAGACATGAAAACGTAGATCGTTTTATTGAAACGGGAGAACAAGTCATTGAACGTAAAGAAAAATTAAAACGGAAAAGGAGAAATAAGAACGCGAAAAGCTCGCTACCGATTGCGGAAAAACAAGAGATGTCCCAAGAAGAGCGAGACAAAGAAGCAGCTGAGTTTAGGGCTATGGTGAGAAAGGAGTTGCAGAAGTGATTCCACCACAGCCAAACACCGACAAATGGGGCAGGCGAGGGTCGCGGATCAAAGATAGCAATCTTGTTCGCGACTTTTGCCGCATTTGTGCTGAACCCATCAGGGTTACGGATATTGGATTCGGGTCAAGCTCTCCAGCTTGCAATCGTTGTTCAGACGAAGATCGCATGCGACCGTGGAGCCAGGGCAGCTGGAATAAGTTTGTTTATTTAACAGACAAAGAGTACCACGGAGATTTCTACTACGGATGACTCCAACGCAACGCACACTTAAACGATTTAGAGCAGCTGGCTATCATTGCGAGGTCGTTGAACGCTGGTGTCAATTCTCTAAGAGGCGAAAAGATCTGTTTGGGTTCATTGACATTCTGTGCATCAAGCAAGGCCGGATCGTTGGAGTTCAGGCTACCAGCGGCGGCAATGTGCCAGCTCGTATTAAAAAGATCGAAAGCGAGCCAAACGCTCAAAAGTTTCTGGATGCCGGTGGTGTTATCTTAGTAGTTGGCTGGCGACCACTAGTTGCAAAAAAAAAGGACGGCACAAAAGCGCGCCGTCCTCGTTGGGCTTGTCGGGTTAAGCGGGTTCGATCAATCCCTCACGTTTAAGTATTCGCTGGATCTGTTGAGGATGCCAGTTAGTTCCCTTACGTGTGGGGATCTTTTCGCCGTTCAGCCAACGAGCAATTGCGTTGTAACTATCGCCAGCTTTGTATCTCTCCCGTATGGTGTCGATCGTAGCGATCTCTTCGTAGTCCTTCACAGATTTTAATCTGTTTTCAGGGTCAGGCTTAAGGCCGTAGGGCCGGTCATTTGTTGTCTTAGGCATTGCTATTTTCCTTGTTAAATATTTGATTGTAAATTGATTCCAGCCGCTTTCCAAAGCGAACGAATGCATCAATCCGCTCATCTCCAGACAGCGGCAGGCCGTCAGAGTTTATTAACTCGGCGGCATACCACTTTCCGTCAATTGCAAGCGGGAGCATAGCCATGAGCTGCTTGGCCTCGGCTTCAGTGTCAACACTAAACGCTGGCAAAAATCCATCGGGACACACGGTCCCGTATCGCACCTCAACCGCTCAGTAAATCTTCCATTTGCGATCAGTGTTGGGCAAGTCGCTAAAATTGTAATGTCGCTTTACCATCCTTGTTTCCCCTTTATTCTATTGCATGGCTTTCCAAGATCAGGCAGCACAGTGTTCTCGATCCAGTTGAATAGGCTTTTGCTAAGGTCGCTTAGGTCACCGTCGATCACTCGCTGTTCCATGTTTAGGCTCTGCCCAACGAAGTATGAGTGGCAATTGTCATAGCTTCTGTTCGGTCGGTGATCCCAAACCTTGGTAAAGAAAAACCAGCTGCAATCTTCGTAAGTGCCATAGCCTGGCCCGACCTGGCCGACACAGCCGAAGCTGATTCCTACTTCCGGATAATAGTGATTGAGCCAATCACGCAAAACGTAATAAGACTTGGTTTCGCGTTGATCGCTGTGATCCTCAATTCTTACCATCGTAGTGTTATTTAGTAATTTCATATTCAATCTCCTTGTTTGGGTTAAGTTCGTATTTAGCTAGGCCGCACACCGCCGCAGTGAACGCTGCGAGCATGGTGACGACCACAAATATTTTTATTAGAGTTTTCACGTTAGTGTTAATCCGTTAGTTGTTGTGATTTGCGGGGCCGTCGGAATATGTTTCCACTTGCTCGACCCCGCTATGGTCCGTCCAAAATAAAAGAGCCGAGACAATGTCCTGGTCAATCACGTATGCTCGACACCACTTGCGTTGGTTGTCCACGGATCCGTGGTGCGTTAAATCGTGTTGGTCGCCGTTGAGCATTTGCAAACGGATCATAAGGCCCACACTGCGCACAGATCGTCTTTCGACACCGTCACCTCATCATTGCCAATTCGCAGATCAAAACCAAATGCTATGTCGCACACTGCATCCTGAAGATCGCTGTAAAGATCGGAGTCGCGGATCAACATCTCGACCGGCCCTGACTCAACTTTTTGCACACCATTGCAAAAATACCGAACGCGGTACACATACCCCTCGTTGCAGATTCTTCCTTCAATTTCGCATTCCCAAAACACTTTAAGCGACACAACGCATCGCGGGTTGGTCCTGGCTTGCTCGGCAGCTGCGAATAGAGGTTCGGCTGCTTTTTGGATGTTCTTGGCAATTTCGCCCAAAGAATCGTGTTCAACAAAATAATTGATTAAGCTGTGCAGCGTGCTTTCGTTTTGCAGATCGGTTTCGTTTAATTTCATAATTCGCTCCAAAAAAAAGGCCGGACACAAACCCGTCCGGCATGGGTAAGAATTTTAGTTAGTACATAATCGACAGGTTTGTAAATAGGTCCGGAACAAACGGCGTGTTCGGATCTTTGCAAACGACCTCGTACAGATCCCGCTTAATCGACTTGGTTTGTCCGTTGTAAACTGGAAAGTTCATCACGTCGTAGATCTTGCCGTCCAGCTGGACATAGCAATAGCTCAAGTCGAATACGGTCCAGCCCTGAACGTAATCAGCGAGATAGCGTAGTCGCACGATCCGGCCCTTACGACCGGCCCGTAGTGCATCCAGAAAATCATCCCAGTGCAGCCGCTCATCCTCAAGATTGTCAGTGTCGAAGGTTGTACCCCAGTCGTGGAATATCTGTGTTGTCATTGTTCGCTCCAAAGTAAAAAAACAAAGAATGCCGGTCGGACCGTATCCGGCAGTAGGTCATGAGTGGATCAATCCCACATGGCTTGGCCCGTGAGGACCAGGGCGGGGCCAAATATATGCTGGCCCGTCATGAGTGAGGCTGTTTCATTGTATCCCAGCTCCAACAGGATCCCCTCCTCGTTTACCAGCATTTGCATTGGCTGATCTTCAATCAACTCCGGCAGCAACTCAACAAACTGGACAAGCCCACCGACGATCGCTTGCGCCTCTTCTAGCGTGGGCCGTTTATCTGTCATTTTGGTGATCTGCGTGAAATTGTGGTTAGTTACTTGATAATTCATAATTCGCTCCAAATAGGTAAAAAGTGAAAAAAAGGCCCCGCGCCCGATAGGCTCAGGGCCATGAGATTGGGTTCAAACCGTATTATGCATCACTCGGGACCATGTGCAGATCCCAACACGGACCGCAGATGCCGGTTTGCAGCTTCTCGCGATCGGTTACAGATAAATACGGCATAGCTTCCTGAATTACTAGACCGTTGCGCCAGCGATCGTAATCTTCTCTGATCGTATGCACCTCGTCTGATCGGCTGCACATGGGGCATTGAGTAGGTACGGTGTGGTCCATTCTGGCCCGATCCTTAATCTCGCGCCTAGCGTCGGCCCATTGATACAGCTGGGACCACGTACCACCAACTTCGATCTTAAGCCTATTAACCATTTGCATTGCACCACGGACAACGTCCGGCGCAAATTCACTCGGGAAGCCGAGGATCACAGCTGTGATTTCGCAATCTTCTTCGTACCATTCGCGACACCATACGGTCGGCATGCCACGGGCCTCCAGATTGTTTTGCCGATCGTCGGACAGCTGGTAACCACCATGAGTGGCGGTGGTGTGTGCGGTCACTCCGTCGATCACTGGGTAGATCCCTTGTGAATGCCCCCACGGTGTGTCGATTGTTCGTTCGTTCGTTCGTTCGTTCATCTAATTCGCTCCTTGTTAAAACAAAAACTACCAAGCCGGACCACCGACCAGGGCCGGTGATGCGGTTTGGTTCCTCCTGCTAAGTTATTTACTTCGCCCCCTTCAAAGCTACGAACGCAATATTCTTTCCAGCGTCCGGACAGCACAACCGGCAGCTGCTGCAAGTGACCGACGGTTTAGCCCCATTTGCTTTCTGGAGGTCATAGGGGCATAACGTTTCATTGCGGGCCTTACTTGCGGGGTCGTCGATCACACGGGCCGTGTTCCAACCGGCTTCCTGCATTGTCTTGGCTTGCTCGATTGTGTCGACGCTTGCCAGGATTCCAAAATTGTCGGGCCAGCTGTCCGGACCGAATCCAGCCGCGTCGAGCTGTGGCGCGGCGTGGGTGTAACTCCAACCGACCGTATATCGTTGGGCCGGCATGCTGTGCCACTCAATCACATCGCGAGCGTGATCTCGATCGACAACCCGCCGACCGTCCGCAGTAGGCTTAAGCCAGTCCCCGCCAGTTAGGTGACGGATGAGCGGGACCCCGTTTGCTTTTCTCAACGCGGTTGCTGTGCTGTGGTCCCCGTGCTTCTCGATTAGGCTAGGGTGGAATCGCATCCGGCCCCGATGAGCGTAGCAAGTGGGATCGTCCGGCCCTGCATTGTGTGGAAGCAGTGCGCAAGATCCCGGGCAAGTGGTCCCGACCTTACGGGCCGTCGATGCCACGCATGGCCCGAGCTTAGAATTGCCACCAGCGATGGTGACGAGTGTTTTAGGTTTGTTCATTGTATTCGCTCCTGTGAAGTAATTACTTGCGACCCAAGCGGATTAGATCGCACACGATCACCACTCCGGCCCCGATAAGGGCCAGATAGGTGACGATTGAAAATATGCTCATGCGATCACGTCCAATCGGTCGGCTTTGCCGATGATCTCGACGCGAAATCGGTCCGAAGCGTAAAGCATACGGGCCAGCCGGCTGTCGATGATGTCGAACAGCTGCAAACGCGTCGGGTAAGTGGCTCTGGTTTGGTCGATTGACTCGACTCGCCACCAACTCGGCTCTAGGTGGTGTCTGCGGATCTTGATCACGATTTGATCGCCCATGGTCTTAGCTCCCTGTAAGGTGTGATAGGTGTGAAGAAATAAAGTCTAGTGATTCACTCGACGCGGTCAATGCCGCTGGTCCAGCAAAATCCCGATTTTTGCGGTTGTGATAGCAAGTGGACGGAGCGCGGGCCGGCTGCGGATCTGGTGGGCCGGTCCGGTGGTGGGATAGCAGCAGCTGCTGACCTGTCCCGGCCACCGACCTCAATCCCGCTCGGGATCCCGAGGACCACGGGCCAGCTGTGCGTGCGTGTGTGTGTGGTCGATCGGTGGTGGATCCGTGTGTGTGTGCGTGGTGTGTGTGTGCGTG